CCTGAAAATTTTTTAAGGCATTTTTTTATTATAATTATTTTTTTAATATTAATTTAATTTAATTCTTATAATATATATTTATAATTTATCTAAAATATAATTTATATCTAGAATAAAATAATTTTATACTTGATTACTACACTTAAAATATATCAAAAAACATTAAAATAAAGTAAATTCCACCAATTTTGACACAAATCTACTTAAAAAAGTGAATTAAATAAAATAATATTTTATTTATATATAGAATGACTGAACTCCTATGTAATTATTGTAATCATTCTTTTAAAAATAAATCTAATCTAGATAAACATCAAAAAACAACTAAATATTGTATAGAACTTCAAAAAATACAAGAATCATTAATAAATAATAGTAAAGAAAATAAACAAGAAGAATTAACTAATATTAAAGGACAATACCTCTTTAAAGATGATAAATTAGTTAATAATTTAAATATATCTATTAATAAATGTAATTATTGTAATAAAGAATTTCTTAGAAAAGATAGTTTAATTAGACATAAAAATAAATGTAAACATAAAAATATAACAGATAATAATAATAATAAATCTGAAGATAAAGATAAAATTATATCTGAATTAAAAATTGAAATAGAAAATAAAGATAAAATTATATCTGAATTAAAAATTGAAATAGAAAATAAAAATAAACTTTTTCAATCTCTTGAAAATATTACAATAAAAGCAATAGAAAACTCAGGTCATAAAACTAATATTATTAATAATAAAAATAATTTATCTATATTTAATAACTTAACTCCTCTTACTGACTCTCATATTAAAGATCAAGCTTCTTTATTAAAAACTAAAGATATCGTTAACGGTGCTAAATCTCTAGCTTTATTCGCTAGAGATCATTCTTTTAAAGATAGAGTAATATGCACAGATGTATCTAGAAGAAATTTTATATTTAAAGATGAAAATAATAATATAATTAAAGATCCAAAAGGAGTAAAAATAACAAAAAAATTTATTGAAAATAATAAACCAGAATTAATAAATCTATTAACTCAATATAGTTTAACCTTTTATAATGAAAATAATTTTATGGATATAAAACATAAACTAGAAATAGATCATTGTTTAGATGCTATCAAAAGTGGAGATATAAGTTATAATGCAGATAAATATAATAATTTTGAAAAAATATTTACAACATGTTTTGGTAAATTTGTTTTTAATAAAGAATATACAGTTTCTATTCAACTAGATCCTTTAGAAAATCAAAATTTACAATTAGAATCAAAACAAGATATATAATTAAAAGGATTAACCCTCTATAAAACTTATTAAACATATTTTTAAAAATATGTTTAATTTATAAATAAATATTTAGTATTTAATAGAACTTAGTTCTTTTAAATGATATAAGAAGAAATAATATCAGTTACATCCTTTGTTGTAGATACATTTATATCTGTATTTAAAAGTTTAATACTGTATTTATTTCTAATTTTTTTTTTTAATAAAATAATAAACGTTCTAATCATAAACATTATCTTATTATATTTTCCTTTTGGAAACATTTTATCATGAATATAATATCTATTTCCCATCTCTATATGAATAAACGCAGCTCCAGTTAATCTATGAAGTCTTCCTTCATAATACCATAATTCACCTAATGGACTTGTAAGTGCTGGTTGATTTTCTCTATGATAAACACCATTCATATACCACATTTTAGTTCTATTCTTATGATTAACAGCAGGACCATACAAATTATGAAATTGGCCTCTAGAATTATAATAAAATATAGACCAATGACCAGTATTAATGTTATTTCTAAGTCTCATAATACAATTCTCACTAATTTTAATATCATGTTTAATGTCTTCTTGCATTTTTAAAGAACTTTATACTTTTATATCAAATTAGATTTGATATAAAATTAAAAATAAATAAAAAAATCATTTAATTAAGATATGTTAAAAAAGATTAAATATAATAATTTAAAATAAGTTGATTTATATCTTTAGAATTTTTATATTTATTATCTAAATTAAATTTAATATTATTTTTATGATTTTGTATTTTCAATAAATATTCATTTTTATTTTGATAATAATTTCCATCGATATAATACTTATTTTCTATTGAATATTTATTATACTCATGAAAAAACTCCTGATTTACCATTACCGCAAAATTATATAAATTATGTAATTTATTATTTCTATAATATTTATGAGTTTCTTCATCGTTATAAATTTTAATATAAACAGCTGGTTGATTTAATCTATGTAATAAATTATTTTTATAATGAAATTCTTGATAAAAATCAATATCACTAATAGTAACAACTTTAATAATATTATTATAATCATCATAATAATAATGTTTTGTTTTTAAATAACAAGAATCATCCTCATAAGAGGATAAGTCCTCTTTATTTTTAAAAAGTGTCTTTTTACTCATTTTTATTTATAAATAAAATTATAGATTGAATTATATATGATAAATTTATTATATATAATTAAAAATCATTTAATTGTTTTTAAAGTTATAAAAACATATTCATTACATGGTCAGGAATTTCATTTTCATTTTTATCATTTTTTAATAATAATTCAATAATATCATCTTTTAAAGTATAAGGAAATTCAATTTTATTTAATAAAGAATAAGGTCCTTTATCTATATATCTAGCTAAATTTATTTTTAATAAAATACTTTCTAATTTTCTTTTTAAATTACGAACACCTTTATCTTTATTACAATATTTTTTAATTAAATTTTTAATTGTATCATCACTTATTATTATATCCTCTCTATTAATACCTATATTATTACATATCTCACTTAATAAATAATTTTTACATATAATCACCTTATCATCAAAAGTTGGTTCTGGAACTTTAATTATATGTAATCTATCTTTCAATATAGGATGAACATTATCAATATCATTAAATGCAAATATAAACACTGCCTTAGATATATCTATATGTATACCTGCAAAATATTTATCTTGAAAGGTATTATTTTGAACAGGATCTGTTAAATGAATTAATAAATTTTGTATCTCTATACCTTCATGTGTCATTGATATCTTATCTAATTCATCCATAAATATAATAGGATTCATTACTCTCGTTTCCATTAATGTCTGTAATATTATTCCATATCTTGATCCTGAATATGTATAATCAAATCCTATAAAATGAGAACTATCTCTTAATCCTCCCATCGATATACATTTCATTGGTCGATTTAATGCCTTTGATAATCCATTTCTTATAATCTGTGTTTTACCTATACCTGCAGCACCATGTAAAGCGATAATACGTGGCATTGAATTATTATTAGTAGATATAAATTGAGCTATATAATTGATAATTTCTTCTTTAACATTTTTCATTCCATAAGCAGCTTTATCTAAACTTTCTATTGAATAATTAAAAAAATCATCAATTTCCTCTTTATTAGAATCTTTATCAATAGGTATCTTTGAATATTTTCCAAAAGGTATTTTTAATAATGATTCTATCCATTGCATCTCTTTTTGTTTATCTGCCTCCATATTCTCTATTCTATCCAATATTATACATTTTATATTATATGGTATTTCTGTATTCATTACTCTCTTCTTTAACATCTCTTTTTTATTTTTTATTCCTCCGCCTCCACAACCACTAAATATTGAATTTATCTGTTCTTCTAAATCACTTATATTAGAATTTTTATCCTCTTTATCTTGTTCATTATTTGACGATTTATCCTCCTTATTTTCTTTTTTTCTTTTATTATCATCTTTATTTTCATTTTCTTCATCTCTTTTTCTTTTACGTGAAGTAATTTTATTTTGTTCTCCTTTATCTTTAATACCTCCTGTTATTATAATAATTCCTCCTTTTAATATATCATTCACTTCATCTTGATCATCTTCTTCATCTTCATAATCATCATCATCTTGATCATCTTCTTCATCTTCTTCGTCTTGATCATCTTCTTCATATTCTTCATCTTGATCATCTTCTTCATATTCTTCATCTTCTTCATATTCTTCATCTTGATCATCTTGATCATCATCATCTTGATCATCTTGATCATCTTGATCATCATCATCATCTTGATCATCATCTTTATATTGATTATTTTTATTATTATCATCTTTATATTGATTATTTTTATTATTATGATTATCTTTTTGATTATGTTTGATAGATGATAAATCTTGTAATATATTTTTAATAACATTTTCTCTTTCTTTCATTTTATCATCATATATTTTATATTCATCTTTATAATTATAATCAATTAAATCTTTTATATTACCTTTATCATCTAATTCATTAGGATCAATATATTCATCAATAATAACAAATTGTTTTTCAGAAGATTTTTCAGAGGACATGTCATCTTTATCAGAATCATCTATAGGAGGGGTTTTATCGTCAATATTTAAAGGTTTTAATAAATTATCTTTTTTAGATTGAGATCTAGTTTTCATTATTAATTTAATAAAAATTATAAAAATATAATATATAGAATATTTTCATTTTCCTAAATTATTTTATTAATAATATATATAAAGATAAAATGCATTCAACTAAATCTAAATCGAAAAGATTAAGTAAATCTAAAAGATTAAGTAAAACTAAAAGATTAAGTAAATCTAAAAGATTAAGTAAAACTAAAAGATTAAGTAAGACTATAAAGAGGAGAATGACAGTTAAAAAATGTAATAGTTTATTGAAAGATAAGATAAAGATAAATATGATGGAATTAAAACAGGGTAAATATAAGAGTAGAGGACAGGCGATAGCAGTAAGTTATAGTCAAATAAAAAAAGAAAATCCCAAATGTAAAAAATATTTTGATAAAAAATAAAGAAAATATTTTAATACTATTAGATTAGAATAATACATAATGAACGATGTTATGTATAGAGTATATAATATGAATGAAAAAAATAAATATACAAATGATATATTAGAAACAATTGATACAATTGATATTAATGATATTCAAAATTTATCTTCTATAATTATTTTTCCAGAACAAAAATCATCTTATAGAGGATCTAAAAGAGATAATTATAAAACTAAACATAAAATAAATTTAGAATCATCTCCGTCTCCATCATCACCTAAATCTAGATCTGAAGTAGAAGAAAAAAGTATAAATTCAAGAACACCAAGTTCAAATAGTATAGATGATATTAGTGGTGATAAAGACAGAGATATATCAAAGAGAATAAGATATACAAATAGTAATTCAAATTCGCCAAAAAGTATATCAAGAAATTCACCAAATATAGAGAATAGACGTATTTTAACAGATATGAGAGGAATTAGTAGAGAAAGTAGTGAAAATGAAGAGAAACAATTATTAAGAATTTTAAAGAATCATAATAAAACTACAAAAAAAAGTATTAATTTAAGAAAATAAAAGTAAATGTTTTTATATATCACTTTTGAAGATATAATGAGAGGATAAATAAGTAATAATAAAAACAATTAATAAAGTTAATAATTTAATATAATTAGGATTAGAAATATATTTATGAAATAATTTAGTAAAGAAAGAAAGATTGAGAATAAAAAAGGAGAGGATAACAATAGAAGATAAAATAAAAGATTTAGAATTAACAAATTTATTATTAGTATGAATAGTGTTAATATTAACACCAAAGATATCTTGAGCTAAAGAGATTTCATCAGTATTAGAATCTTTATTAACATTTTTCAATTTAGAAAATAAATCACCGGACATAATAAAAGATATTAAAATAGAAAAATAAAAAATAAAATCTTTTTAAAATAAAATAAATAAATTTAAACAGAAGATAAAAAGAGAGCACTATATTTTATAAAATGAATAATAAAGTTATATAAAATAAAAAGTTTAAGTTTTTATTAGATTAAAAGAAAAATTGTATAAATAAAAATATATAAATAAAATGGATAATGAAAAATATAATAATGATATTGATAATGACAGAGATGATAAAAGAGATGAAGAAGTTGAAGAAGAAAAATTTGATTTATCAAATCTATTAAAATTTTTAACTACACATAAATATAAATGTAAACATTTATTTGTTGATGATAGTAGAGTAGTATTTTTATTAATAGAAACATTATATAATTATTTATTGATATATATACCAAGTAAATTTTCAATAGTAATAAATAATAAAACATTAAGTCAATATATACCAATAACACATATAAAATCAGATGATGAAGAAGATACAAAATTAAATAGAAAATCGATTATGATTAAAGATAATATGAAAAATAGTGTAAAAATGTTTATATCTAATCCAATAAAGATGAGTTATATAAATAAAGATAATATAGTGTATATAAATAGACATAATGAAATAGAGTATTATATGTTAGAGACATATACACCATATGATAATATGTATTGGATAATAGATTTAGAGAATTTTTATATAAAATTTAGTAATATAGATTTAGAATTGAAAAATATTAATAATAATATATTATTAAGTTTATATAGTAATTTTAATTCAAATAAAAAAGATGCTATTAATATACTTAATAAACAATTAAAACAATTAAATGAAATAGATAAATCAATAGTTAGTTATTCTGAATTAGAAAATAGAATGAATAATATAATGAATAAAATAAATAGAGAGAAAAATATAAGTAAAAGAGAGGAACAAATGAGTATGTATAAACCTCAAATGAATAATATATATAATAGTTATATGTTAGAATTAATGAAATGGAATAATTATTTTTCATTATTATTTAAAGAGAATGAAATAGAGAATGAATAAATATTTTTCATAATATAAATTTATATTATGAAATAATTTTAGAAGAGCTATATATTAATAATTTCATTATTATTAAATTCTTTAATTTGAATTTCTAGATCATCTTCATTTATAATTTTAATAATAACTTTATTTAGATCTAACATAGAAGGACTAATATCCATATTATGAAAATTTTCAAAAGGACCAGCAAATTGTTTTATTTGTTCAGTTATATCATTATTATTATTATCTCTAGCCTCCATAATTTTAGAGAAAGGTAATTTATTTTTATTAATTAAAATGATATATTTATTACCTTGAAAATAATATTTAATTTCATTTTTATGTTTTTTTTTCATTTTATATTGTCTATAATTAGCTTTCATAATAGTAGAAATAGTTTTAAAGAAACAAATGAAAGAGAGACAACAGCAATATTTATTTTTATTAATTTTAATTAATTCATTATAAAGTTTAATAAATTTTTTGTATTTAATACACATTTGTATAATTTCTATTTATTATTGTTTAACTTGATTTTTTATATTATTCAATTCTTTATATATATGTCTTAATCTTCTACATAATGAAATTACATCTTCATTTTCACTATCTTCTATTAAACTATTATCTATAGTATCTTGTGTGCTTTCACTCATAAATCTTCTTGCTAATACTTTTTGAATTAATTCATCATCTGTTGATGTATCTTCATCATCATCTTCATCATCATCTTCATTATTTTCTTTAGATTTTTTTTCATTTAAAGATGAAGAATCATGAGATTTTTTTTCATCTTCTTGTTCTTGAATAGATGAAGTATCTTCTTGTTCATCAAAAGAGAAGGAAGAATCATTAGATAAAGTATTAGAATTTTTTAATTTATATAAATTATATTTAGGGAATATCCAACCTCCTTTATTATTTTTCCAGTTACCACCAAGATTATTAATAATAGATTTCCAAAAATTTTTAGATTTAACATGAATAGGATTAATAATAACAAATTTATCATTAAAAGGATTAACGATTAAATCATTAGAAATAAATAAGTCAGGAGAAAGTTTATTATGAGACATTTTTATTTTATAAAATAAAAAGTAATTATATTAGATATAAAATAAATATTTAAGTTTACTTTTTAAGTTTTAATTTTTTTAATAAATTTCTGATATCTTTATTACATCTTATATTATACATTTCATCAATAGTTTTCCAATCAATTTCATCAATTTCAAATGTATCCATTTTATTAATATTATAATAATCACTAAAATTAATAAATTTATATATAGGTTCATTAAAATTATAAACTAAATCTAATGGTTTAATATATAATCCTAATTTTCCATTATTAAATAATATATTATTTAAATCCATTATAAAATAAGTATTACGATTAATTTTCATTTTAGGTAATTTTTCTAATAATAAAGGATTTATATATATACCAGTTTCTTCATATGCTTCTCTTGATGCACATTCATATTCATTTTCACTATAAATTTGACCTTTATCTGTATTAGTAATATTAATTCTACCTTTAGGTAAACTCCAAATGCCAGATTTCCCTTTAACAATTAATATTTTTCTTAATTTATTATAATCTTTATTTTGAATATCTAAAAAATCTTTAATAAAAATAATACCACATCTTTTTATATTTTTACCATTTATTAAAGAATCTTCTATAGATTGTTCTTCTTCTATTTTATCTATTTTATCTATACTTTCAATATTAGAGGATTTATTTATACATAAATTATTATTTTTTAATGAAGATAAAGAATTAATTTTTTGAGGGAAATCAGAAGAATAGAAAGAATGATAATAATTAGATATCATTTGATCAAAATAAGAATAATTATTTTTATTAATAGGATTATTATCAGTAATAAAATTATATAAGTTCTTGTTAAGATATAAATTCATAATATAATTATATAATTATATATAATTATATATTATTTAATAATTAAATTTGTTTTTTTTTAAATTTTTAGTTAAGATATTTATATATCTTATTAGATCATAAATAGATACTGTTTCATACATTAATTTTATATAATTATAAAATATTAATGTCTCAAGATAACAATCAAATGATATATATTCTTTTGAATTAAATTTAGAATCTACATTTTTCCATATATCAAATAAAGTAAAATTTTGATTTAAATCGTCATATAAAATAATATTTAAATCAACTAATTTAAAATCAGATAAATTTAAATGTCTAAGATGAGTATTAATATAAGCTAATTGTCTTTCATATTTTTTTAAAGAATAATTAAAAATAGGTAAATCATTATTAGAGGAATCATTATATTGAATTTTTTTAGAAATATGTAATCTAGTTTCAGTTCCACTTAAAGAATTCCAAGGTTGAATATAAATAGTACCATGAAAATAATCTAGAGTGTCGTTATTAAAAGGTAATCTAAATTTTAATAAGTTTTCATGAGCATTAAGTAATGAAACAAAATTTTTTTGTATATTTAAATCATCATAAATTATATTTTCAAATATATCTTTTTTAATTTGATTATTTATCGAGAACTCTGAATCTCGTATTTTTTCTGATTCATTAAGTGAACATAATTTATGTTCTTTAATTTTAGATATATCATTACCTCTTATATCTGAAATGAAGATAATAATATAATCATTATATTTATTTTTATTTTCATCAAATAATTTTAAATATTGATTAATTATATTTTCATTAAATATACCTGTTTTTACATCTTTTAATGGATTTATTTTAAATTGTTTTTTATTTTTAATTAAAGAAGAATCAAATACATTAGGATCATATAAATGAAATTCTACATATGGAAATAAATAACCTAATAAATTTAAATGAATACCAGGAGCAGCACCAGCATAAATAACTAAGAATTTATTAAAATTTTTATATTTATTTAAAATAATATTATTAAAGAAATGAAGTTCAGATAAAAATAGTTTTCTTTGACCCCAATGTAAACTTTTATAATTAAATTCCATTTGATCTTTATTTAAATTAAAAAGTAATCTATCATTTTTATTTTCAGGGATATAATCTGATTCTAATATATTATTATCTAAAATAGATAGATCTTGACCTTTGATATAAAAATTAGACATTTAATATAATATTAATTTTATTATATTAAATTAAAAAATCTTTAAATATAAAATTTATTTTTCTTTAAAAAATAGATCTTTTATTAAGACTTCTTAACGACGAGAGTGACGACGAGAACGACGAGATTTAGGAGATTTACCACCTTTGTAAGCTTTAGCGGCAGCTTTCATCAAAGATTTACCAGAACGGAATTGACCTTTGTGAGAAGAAGCAAAGGATTTAACAAATCTGTTATAAGCGGAGAGTTTTCTTTTAGATCTACGAGCACGAGAACGAGAACGAGCCATTTTATATTATTTAATATATATGAAGAAAAAAAATATTTTTTTTAATTTTTATTAAAGATATAATAAAAATTAATTTGATTTTAATTGTTGAATTACAGATTTAGGTAAAGCACATTCAAAATGATTATGATATTGAATAATAACAGCTTCAGGTAAAGAATTATCTTTAAAAAGATCCCATTTATCACCAGTTGAATTAAAAACAATAGAAATTTTAATATTAGTATAATCAATAAATTTTTCAATTAAAGTATCAATTTGTTGTTCACCTAATGTTTCAACTAAATCAGTATGTTTAACTTTTAAAATAGAGAAAACAATTTCTTCAGGAGATACACTTCTTTGTAAATGTTCTTCAAATAATTGTTTATGTAAAATAAAATCATTATATTTAATATATCTCCAGATAATACCAAGTGATATAAATAAACAACAATTTGGATATTTAATATCATTAATAGTGCCAATACCATTATTTTTAATAAGAACAAATTCACTCATATTTATTTTTTATCAAGTCTTTTATTAAAGAGTTTAATCTTTTTAATGAGATGAAAAATAAAATAAATATATAATATACTAATTATAAATTATTTAGTCTTTATTCTATATTTAAAAATTATAATCTTTAAAATATATATATTATTTTTAATTATGGATTTAAAATTAGAAGATTTTTTACCTTTCTATATACCAGAAAATTTTGAAACAAAACAAGATAATTTATATAAAAACAAAGAAGTAAATGAACTATATAATAATATTATATTAAAAAAAGAATTTAATGAATTAAAATTAGAACCATCTGAAAATTTAAAAAAAGATTATTTAAATAGAAATTTACCTTTAAATCATCAAAGATTTATGTCAAGATTTTTATCACCATATACACCATATAATAGAATGTTAATTTTTCATGAAGTAGGAACAGGTAAATCATGTTTATTAAGTAATATAGCTGAATTATCAAGATATTTTAATCAAAAAGATAGAAATGATTCTGAATTAATAAAACAAATGGATAATAAATCAAAAAAGAAAATATATAAACAAATAAAAGGAGTAGATAAAGAATATGAGTTAAATCAAATGAGAGAAATAACAGATAAAGCATTAGTATTAATAAAAGGAGAACATTTAGAAAAGAATTTAATAAAAGAGATATCACATAAATGTTTTCCACATATATATAAGAAAGAAAATACTGAAACAAATGATGTAAGAGAGAGTTATTTAATAACAAGAAATGTAAGAAAAAATTATGAAATTAATTCATTTATAAAATTTGCAAAAGAGATAAAAAAATCTACAAATGAAGCTATACGACATAATTATTCTAATAGATATATATTTATAGATGAAGCACATCATTTAAGATCAAAAGAATTAATGAAAGAATCACCTGATTTAGATGTATATAATGAAATATTTAGATTTTTACATAATGTAGATAATTGTAAAATAATATTATTAACAGCTACCCCTATGAGAGATAAACCAACAGAAATATGTTCATTAATGAATTTATTATTACCAATAAATAATCAAATAGATGAAAGTATATATTTTCAAAATAATAAATTAATTGATGATCCTATTAAATTAAAATCATTTTATCAATTCTTTTATAATAAAGTTAGTTATGTTAGACAAATGAGTAATAAATTAAATGTTACTTATAAAGGTAATGTTTCAACTAATATGAAAAAAATTAAAACTACACAATTATTAATGGATAAAAATCAATCAGATAATTATATTATTAATTTTAGTTTAGAATCTAAATCATATAAAAATTATGAAGAACCAGAAGAATATGATTCATATGAAGATGATTCTATATTAAATTTAGAGAAAGATGAATCTATAGAAAAATCAAAGAAAGAAGAAAGTAAAAAAAGTCCATTATATAGAAATTCAATAAATAGTTCATTGTTTTCATATGCACCATATATAGGAAATACAAAAATGATAATAAAAAATAAATATTATAATATAAATGAAGAATTTAAAAGATATATGTTAAATGAAGGAACAAATATAGAAACAATATTAAATAAAATTAAAAAACATTCAATTAAATATGAATTTGTATTAAGAGATATATTAAAAAATATGAATCAAAAACAATTTATTTATTGTAATGTTGTATTAAGTGGAAATGTAGGTGCTCCTTTAATAGGAGAATTATTAGGATTATTAAATTATAAACATATATCATTAGATAATTTAGATAAAGAAACATTTTTTAAAGAAAATAAAAAAGAGAATAGATATGCTGTATTAATATCATCACAAACAATGGATAAATCAATAATATCCAAAATAATAGATATATTTAACGATCCAAGAAATTTATATGGAGAATATCTTAAAGTTATTATAGGAAGTAACATTATAGGTGAAGGTATTAGTTTTTATCATGTTAGACAATTTTATTTATTAACTCCTTTTTGGAATAATACAGAGACTGAACAAGCTATAGGTAGAGTATTAAGAACATTTTCACATGATCAATTAAAACCAGAAGAGAGAACATTAGATATTTATAGATTAGCAGCGATACCCAGTAATACAACATCAAAAGAGGTAAATGAAAATAATAGTATAGATTTATTAATGTATTTAAGATCAGAAGATAAAGATATTAATATAAAAAAGATAGAAAGAATAATGAAACAGTCATCAGTAGATTGTTATTTAAATAGAATGAGAAATATTTTAAAAGAAGAAGATGGATCTAAAAGTTGTGATTATACAGTATGTAATTATGATTGTTTTAATGTATCAGAAAATATAAAAGAATTAGAGAGAGATAATATAATATATGATACTTATAATTTATTTTATGCAGATGATATTATATTTAAAATTAAAGATATTATTAAAGATTTATTTAGAATAAAATCAAGTTATGATTTTCAAGAATTATTTAATTATTTAAATTATTTAGATGTAGAACCTGTATTATTATTGAGAGGATTAAAAGATATAATTTATAATAATATACCAATAAAGAATTATATAGGTATAGATTGTTATTTAAGAGAAGATAGAAATATATATTTTTTAACAGATGATCCAAGAATAACATGTAAATTTACATATTTTTATTATACATCAAATCCAACATTAAATAAGAATATAACATTTAATGAGTATATATTAAGAGAAAATTATAAGAATATAGATAAAACATTAAAATTTATAATAGATAATTTTGAGACAATAGAGTCAAAGAATAATATAGATAGAATAATGAATATATTAGATGATAATATATTAGATAATTTAATTAGAAAATATTATATAGATAATATAATTCAATATGATATGAATCCTTTTAAAAGATGGTTTATAGATAAATATATAGATTATGTAATAGAGATTAAAGATACAGAGACAGATAATGTATATTATATATCATATTTTTTATTTATAAAGACAGAGAATTATAATGAACTTTATTATTTAAATAAAAAAGATATTGAGGATATTACAAAATTAAAACAAAATATTTGTGTATATACTGATTTCCCTAAACAAAATAATAATTTATTATTATGGAAAAAAATTTTAGATGAGGATATAGATGAATCTAAAATAAAAGAAAATGATGAAGAGGATGAAAATAAATCTTTAATTTTTTTAAAAAAAGAAAGTAAATATATTAAAAAATTATTTAAAAAATATCTTAAAAATCTAAAAGATAATTTAACAGAGAAAAATCCATATGGTTATTATGGTAAAATTGATGAAAATGAAGAATTTAGATTTGTTAAATATGAACCTAAAATAACTAAAGTTGGTAAATTAAGTAAAGCTGTTCCATCTGGTTTAGTATGTGGAACAGGTCCTAAAAGTAGTATAGATAATTTAATATCATTATATTTATTATTTATTAGTATAAATAAGAAATTATATGATGAAGGTAAAATTGAAAAATTAGTATATCCTAGACCTTATTTAGATATAAAAAAAGAAATGTATTTTAATTCTATTTATATGTTAAGATTTCCAGAGGATAAATATGAAGATTTTATAAATATATATATTAATGAATTAAATAAAAAAGAATTACAAAAATGTAATTTATATCATGAAAATCAAATACAATTATTAAATTTAAAAAATCCAATAGATATAAGATTAAATTATGCTTTTTGTATTAAAAAATTTATAATGTTAAAAAGAATCATAAAAATAAGATATTCAAATTATGAAGAAAATAGTATTGAATTAAAAAATTATATAAATGAATTATTAGATAATAAAAATTATGTAATATTAGAATTTGAATATATAAAATCTATGATAATTAAAAATACAGATTTATTAAGTAAATTACAAGATGAAAAATTTATATCTACTGTTAAATCATATAATATTAATTTTGATTTAAATACATTTAATAGTATTGATGATATTGAATTTTTAACATTAATATTTTTAATTTTTAAATATAATACATCATCTGCTTTATGTAAAGGTATGAAAATTTGGTTTACTAAAGTTGGTTATATTACTCGTTTTGATATTTAAAAGAGCTTAAAACTTGTAAAATAAATTTAAAGATAAAATAATATAGTATTAACAAATATACATATATTAAAAAGATGACATTTATAAAAAATATAAGAAGTTTATCTGTTAGAAATATATCAACATATTCAAATCCTAAATTTTTTAATCATAATAATCTAACTATATTTAAAATACCTTATTTAAAAGTATTTTTTAATGATAATCCATATCTATTAAAAGATTATAATATGTTTGATTATTATTCAATTAAATTACCTCTTCATATATATGTTAGTAATTTAAATAATAATTCTATATCAGTATATTCATTGTGTAATAATAATTCAACTTTTTTAAAAAATTCAGAATATTTGAAAGATGATTTATATTTTTATTTTCCAAAAATAAAAAATATTTTTGAAAATTATACAATTAATAATCAAAATATAACTATTGATTATGGTTCTACTGAAACATATAGTAATAATATACCTTTAATTACACCTCTAAAATTTCCATTTTTTATATATCCAAGACAATATAAAGTAAATCAATATCAGAATAAATTTAAATCAATTAAAAGTATTTATGATATTAAAACATTATTAACAATGAATAATAATATAATTAGTAATAATTGGGTAAAAATTAAAGAAATTGATATAAATAGTAAAAATATGGTATCAATATATAAAGATGATAAGATTCATTTACTTTAAGATTGATTCTTAAAAGGACTTTTAATTATTTTATATAATAATTTATATAAAATACTGTAAAAGTAAATTTATTGACTAGTTAAGTTTAGTAATATTTTTCTTAATTCTCTATTTTCATATTTATATTCATCTAATTTTTGTTTTAATTTTCTATTATCTCTATTAAATACCTCTAATTTATACTGTATTCTATCATATTCATCACACATATCTTTTATATCTTTTTCAGTATATACTTTTTTATCAAATAACTTATCTTCTTTATTAATAATTTTACTACTTATTTCAGTTTGTCTTTCTTGTTCTTGTCTTTCTTTTTTTTCTTGTTCTTTTCTTTCCTGTTCTTGTCTTTCTTGTTCTTTTCTTTCCTCTTCTTGTCTTTCCTGTTCTTTTCTTTCCTGTTCTTGTCTTTCTTGTTCTTGTCTAGCATATTCATAATATCTTATTTCATCTTCAAGAATTTCTTGTTCTTGTTCCCATTCAAGTATTTGTTGTTCATTTGGTTCATCTTTAATTTTTTGTTCATCATCATTATTTTGTTCATCATCATTATTTTGTTCATCATCATTATTTTGTTCATCATCATTATTTTGTTCATCATCATTATCTTGTTCATCATCATTATCTTGTTCATCATCATTATCTTGTTCATCATTATTATCTTTATTTGATATATCTATTTCGTTGTCACTGTCATCTTCTAAAATATTTTTAATATAATTATTAAATTCTTTTTCATCTGATAGTAAATCATCAACATCAATATCATCATCGTTATTTATAAAAAAAGATTTTGTTTTATCATCATTATCATTATCATTATCATTATCATTATCATTATCATTATCATTATCATTATCATTATCATTATCATCATCATTATCATTATCATCATTAATAATAAAATTTTCTTTAGTAGATGAATTTAGTATATTTAAAAAATAATCTAAAGGTGATTTATTTGATTCTTCATCTATTTCTTCAAGAATAATATTTTTTTGAACTTCAGTAAAATTATCTTTTTGTAATTCTTTAGTATCTGTATTTTTTTCATTGATGTCTATATCATCGTTAGAGTTATTTTGTTCAACTTCTTTAGATTTTTTTTTCTTTAAAGGTTTTTCTTTTTTAGATTTTTTTATTTTAGTAGAATCTTCAGAAGTAGTATCAATATTTATTATTAATTCATTTTCATTTTTTTTAATTTCATCCTTTTGTTTTTTATTGAGGGTTCTGGTAGTTTTTATTTTTTTTTGTTTATTTGAATCTTGATTTTCAATTAAAGAATTTTGAATAATTTTATCTTGAGAAGAATCATTATTCAATTGAAAAGATTTACATTTTTTAGTATTTAGATGACTTTTAAGATTATGTTTTAATACAATAGTTTTACAGAAATTACATTCTAATCTAGGTCTATTATCTGTAATAGATGATAATTGATCATTATCACCATCATTTTGATTAGAGAAATTATCAATAGAAGTTGACATATTATTTAATATAGTATATAAATATTAAAGAATTACTTAAATAATTATTTATTTAAATAAAATAAATTTGATTATATTTTTATTTTTCCAAAGGAAAATTGATTTTTCTTAAAGAAAAATAAGGATAAAATAATATAAATAAATGATAATAAAATTAATAATTTATAAATAAGTAATAAAAGATAAAAAGATGAATTCAAATATATTAGTGATAGGAGATATTCATTTTAAAGTAGATAATATACCAGAATCATATGAATTTATAAGAAAGATAGATGAATATATAAAAGAGAATATTAGTAAAATAGATTATATAATAGTATTAGGAGATATATTACATACACATGAGAAAGTTCATACTGAGGCATTAAATATAGCATTAGAATTTTTTAAAATGTTAGTAAGATATAAAAAAGATAAAGTATATGTGATAGTAGGAAATCATGATATGACAACAAATACAAATTTTTTAAATGAAGGTCATTGGATGAATTGTTTAAAAGAATGGAATAACATTAAGGTAGTAGATAAAGTTATTACTATAGATATTGATAAAGAAGATTATTTAACATTATGTCCATATGTTCCAGATGGAAGATTAATAGAAGCATTAAATACACTTAAAGATAAAGATTGGAAAAATAGTACTATTATATTTTGTCATCAATTATTAAATGGAGCTAAAATGGGCGCTATAAGGGCTGAAAATGTAGAAGAATGGGAATTAGAATATCCATTATGTATAAGTGGACATATACATGATAAACAGTGGGTAAAAGATAATTTATATTATACAGGAAGTAGTAGACAGATAGCATATGGAGAAGGAGAAGATAAAACGATAAGTTTAGTTATAATAAAAGAAGAGATAGAGATTAAAGAGATAAATTTAGAATTACCAACAAAGAGGATAATATATATGGATGTAGAAGATATAGAGAAGAAGATAGATAAAATAAATCTAAAGAATAATGAAGAGATAAAATTAGTAGTAAGTGGAGATGAAACCTATTTTAAAGAATATAAAAAAACAGATAAATTAAAAAAAATATTAGAATCAAAAGGAATAAAAAAGATTATATTTAAAAAAAAAGATTTAAAAGTTATTAGTCCTTTACAAATAAATGATGAGAGTATTATAAATAAAGAAAATAATTTAAATGAAAAGAAGGATAAAAATGATTTTTTAGAATTATTAGATTATATGATAAAAGAAGATAAAGATGAAGAATTATATAAGTTATATAAAGATATAGTTTATAATAAATCTTAAAAAGGACTTGTCCTTTTATAAATTTTATTAAAAATAAAAATATTATATCAAATTTGATATAATATTTATAGAAAAATCGATTTTTTCTTTGAAAAAATTAATTTTTTTGTAATTGATAAGAACCACCCCCGTTAATAATCAATACAATACATAATAATAGAAGAGTTAAACAATATTCAAAACCACCATTTTGTAAGAAATAACCTTTTTCTTCACAGTGAACCATTTTAATAGCAGCTAATAAAAATAAAGCTACAGCTATAGAAGCATATTTAATATAAATACCAAAAAGAATGAATAACCCTCCAAAGAATTCTATTAAAGCAGCTAAAATAGCAATAAATTTAGGAAATTTAGTACTAGTCATAGGTATATTTTGAGAAGTAATATAATCAATCCAGTTTTTAAGACCAGAACCATTACATAAACCGAATAATTTTTGAGCACCGTGAAGAATAAGAGGTAAACCGAGAGAGATTCTAATAATTAAAAAAGATAAATCAGTAGACATATTATAAAATAAATATAGATAAAAAATAAAAATTAATTTTCCTGTATAAAATATATTTTTTATATATAAAAGATTAATTAATATTTGTTTTCATTTAAAAAAATAATATTTTGAGTTATTTTATCATAGAAAGTAGAATATTTTTGAAAATTAAAATGAGAAGCTACTAAATTATTAGAGATATGAGATACAACACTAGGTATAATACTATTTGTATATTTATAAATATAACCATTTATAAGACCATTTATAATAGCAGATAACATTTGAATCATAGTAGTAGTAGTTTTTTGTTCAGTATAAATTTGATTAGTTAAATGAAAACCGCCAAAAATAATAGATTGAATGATATTAGCAGTATGAAAATTTAAATTATATTTTCTAACTAATAAAGTTTTTAAAAGGAAAAATCTAAAGAATAATTCTTCAGTTATAGGAGCATATATTACACTATTTAATATATCACTTAAATATAAAGTAGTAGGATTAATTTTTTTATCTTTATAAGAATGAAAACCATCTTTAGATTCTTTATCAATTTCATTTTCAATTTTTTTACCAAATAATTTAATTAAAGTAATAAAAATTAAATTTCCGATAATCATAACACAGATACCAATAATAATTAAAGAATTTAATTTAAGAGATGGTTTAGAAGGATCAAAATATAATAGTTCTTTAAATAGACAATTATTATTTTCAGACATATTTATAAATATAAATAAATAAATAATTTTTGTTTAATAAAAATAATAAATGATAAATAAAATAATTTGGTTTAAATAAAATTAATCATAATATATATTTTGTATTTGATGAATAAAAGTAAAAATAATGTTAATAGAGATGTAAATTATAAAGATACTGGAACACGTATAGGAAGAATAATTGATAAAAATTCATCGATTTTTCCTTCAGAAAAAAGAAATGGAGTTCTTAATAATAATTTTATCAAAAGATGTGGTTATCTTTTAGCTTCTATGAAAATTTCTGAATTTATTAAATTAGGTGGTTCTAAAATTAATAATTCAGAATTATATTATATTGAAAAGAAATATGATGGAACTCCAACAGGAGAAGTATGTGCAATTTTAGGAATAAGAAAAAAAGAATTATTAGAATTAATAAAATCAAATAAATTAATAAGAGACTTATCTATTGAAGATAAAATATATTCTATAGAGAATAAAGAGGAAAAAAAGAGAGAAACTAAAATAATTAAAGAATCTTTTAATTCTTTAAATAAGATTGATAAAATATATGAAATAAGAGATAATAAAGTATTTAAAATTGAAGATAAAAATGGTAATATATTATATGATAAAGATAGAGATGATAGATTATTAAAAGATATATCATTAGAGAAAAAAAATAATAATTATGAATATTCTAACAGATATGAAAATTTAAATGAAGATAAAATATTATATTCAAATAAAGATGATAGTGATGATAGCGATGAAGAGGAAAAAGATTCATATAGTATTTTAAGTATAATTAAAAATTTTAATGGATTTAATAATATAGATAATATTAAAAATTTAAATATTGACAATATTATTGATCCTGTTATTCATTTTATTAATCATATTAATCAATTTGAAGATGATTATTTATTTATTTTTAATATAGAACCAAAAGGACAAACAAAAAGACAATTAAAATATTATCCAAATCCAAATATATGTATACCAGGAGGTAATATGGAAAAAAAAGATTTATTATCATATGAATTATGTGCAATAAGAGAATTTGAAGAAGAAACAGGTATTAAAATTAGAAATAATTATGAAATATTAATGACCTATAATATTCAAATAAAAAAATATAAATCAAATAAAGAATTAAATAGTTTTAAAAGTAATTTAAAAAATAATAGACGTTCAGTTCCTGGTATACATTCTAATAAATATATAGAAAAATCCTGTTCATTTCCTACATCAACTTTTTTTAAAAGATTTGATTTAAAAGATATAAAATATCAATATGAAAGACATTATTTTTTTGTTAAAATTAATTAAAACACTTTTATTTTATATCTTTTTAGATATAAAATATTTTATTTTAAGAGGGCTTAGCCCTCTTAATTTTTACTTTAGTAAAAATCGATTTTTTAAAATAGTTTAACTATCTTCTTCTTCTTCATCATATTCTTCATCATCTTCTTCATCATCATCATCTTCACAATTACAATCTTCGTGATCAGAATCAGGTAAAGAATAATTATTTTTCGAAGTAGTATTTTTTAATTTATCAGGTAAGATATAATCAAGATTATATTCTTTACATAAATTAATATCATCAATTGTTAATTCAATTAAATTACCATCATTATTTTGTCTACCAATAACTTGATTATTAGTATTAAAAACTAAACCAGTATCAACATGTTCATAATTATTAAAAGTATTTCTTTTTAATTGAATTTTAGTTTTTTCTGAACCAATACGTTTAGATACTAATTTATTAACTAATTCAGTATCTTTTTGCTGATTATTAGCATTAATAGAACGTGTAGTTTCTTTTACAGATGACTCTCGTGTTTTAGTTTCATCAACTGTTTTTTTAGATATTTTTTTATCTTTTACTATTTCAGTTTTTTCTTCAGTATTTTTAGTTTGATCTTCATTTTCTAAATGTTTTTTACAAAAACCATTAATACTAGCTTTATTACCACATTGTTTATTTGTTTTTAAAATTTTATTACAATAACCTTCTTTTAAAGATGAACTAGAAGAAGAAGTAGAGGAATTAGAAGAAGTAGAAGATAAAGAAATATTTTTGATATCAATACCATCATTTTTTGTTTCAATGACTACTTTATCTTTTATTTCAGTATCAGAAGTTTTTGTATGTTTTTTACAATATTCTGATTCAGTTTTAACACCACATACTCTTTCATTATCTTTACCTTTATTAATAACATAAATACATTTTGAATTTGAACTCATTTTAGGATTATTAAATATTTTAGGTTTTATATTATTATTATTTGAATTCTTTAAATTAAGATATAAATCAATTAATGTTTTTGTATCAATATTTAGTTCTTTATTTAAAAGTTTAATATAAGAATCAATTTCTAAAGGTAAAGTCATTTTATAAATTAATTTTCGAAGAGAAGAATAATATTATAATTAAATATAAAAATAAGTGATAATAATCAATTAATTATTTTAGATTTAAAAATAATAGTATATATTATATAATATTATTATAAAATGGAAAATAAAGAAACTAAAATCAAAAGTTTATTAGAATATTATATTATTAATGATTTAATTAAAAATAAAACTGGATTATTTAATGATACAATACAATTAGATTTTATATGTATATCAGATTACATTCAAGATTTAATTAATGATAATAAAAAAAAAGATATTGAATTATTTGAATTACAAGAAAAATTAGATTATAAAACAAAACAATTACTTGAATATGAAAATATATTATGTTTTCATTCTTCTGATGATGAAGATGATTCTTTAAAAGAAATAAATAATATTAAAGAAAAAGAATATGAAAATATATTAAATAATTGTTCAGAAGAGATAAGAGAAGAATATAATGAAGATATAGAAAGAGAAAATGATATAATTGAGATGGCGTTAGAGATAAATCAATTACAATTTGAGATACATGAGCATTTTTGTAAGATAAAAGAGTATATATTAAAAGATGATAATAGAGAAGATAAATATGAAAAATATAAGAATTTTAAAAGAGATTTTTTAAAGATAATAGATACAACATATAAATATATAGATGAAGAATATAAAAGAAAATATTTTGATGAATTATTTGATATAATAGAAAAACAATCTATATTATATGAATTAGACGAAAATATAAAAGGATAAAATAATTTTTTCTTTTATTTTCTTATATTAATTTTATAAATACTATAATTCATTTTTCTAGAATATCTGTTCCATAAATCAGAAGGTAAATCTTTTTTAGCAATATATTCTCTATCCATATTTTTTTTCTTAACAATATAATTATCAGTAATAACTTTATCAATAGAATTTCTTTCCATATAATCAATAATAATCTCACGATTAGAATCAATTTTTTTTTCAATATCTTTTAATTTTTTTTTTAATATATACCAATCTTCAATAATATCTTTAAGATCTTGATTACTCATATTTAATTAATAATTAAATATGAAAATATTATTTAATTTAATTTTGTATTGAATTTTTATTTTTCTTCAAATAAAATTTACTTTTATATATTACAATTATAATAATAATTAATAAAATAAATCTTATTATAGAAATTAATTCTAATGGTTTTTTTATTGATATTTTTATATTTAAATCTTTATTTAAAAAATATAAAGCATTTTGAACAGCACTTTCTAATGTAGTAAAATAATAATTACTATTACCATTATGTGTTCCTACATAATTTAAATTATTTATATTTTTAAGAGATATAAATTCATTATTATTTATATATTGTTGAAATTTAGTAGATACAAAAGCAGTATCTGTTTCAATCCATTGATTATTTAATCTATAAACACCAGGATTTAAAATAGAGTAGGTAGGAGGAGGTAAATCAGGATAAGATAATTTTAATTGTCTAAAAACTTCATCAATAAGTTGATATTTATCATTAGTTTGATTAGCAGTTTTATTTGTATATTTAGATATAGAGTCAAGTCTAGTAATACAAGTAGATATAACAGTTTTACTTCTATTATCTTCAAAATTCATATAATTACTTAATACAATAAAAGCGATACCCCAGTCAGATTCAGATAGACCCCATATTTTATTTAAATTAATTTTTTGATTCCAGTGAAAAATAATAGGAATATCATTAATATAAGAATTATTATTAACAATTTCTTTTAATTTTAAATTTTCATCATAATTTAATAAAGGATATATTAAATCATAATAAGGTTTAGGAGGTATACAAAAAATATATTTTTTAGCTTTTAGATCAAAAGAACCATTATTCATTTTTAAAGTAATAGAATCAATAAATTTATCTGAGTTATGAGAAGAAATATTAATTTTAGATACTAATGTATTTAAATAAATAGGCATATTATTTAATTTTTCTTTCCAAATTTTAAATAAAAGTTTATCATTAGGTTCAGAGGGTTGATATAGATTATAAAAAGTATTTTGATTAATTAATTGTAAAAATTGAAATAAACTAGTTCTATCACTAGCAGCACCATCAGTTAATCTACAAACTCTATCTAAATAATCTTTAGCATTATCAGAGAATTTATTTTTATCAAGAAATTCTTTTAAAGAAATAAATTTTGAACTATGAATACCTATTATTAATTTTATAAATTCTAATATAAATAATGTTATTTCTCTAAAATTTAATCTTTGTATTGATTTACCTCCTATATTACTAATTTGAAAATCATATTTAATGAATAAATCATAAAAATTATAATTCCATTCTTTTAATAATTGTCTAAAATTAACATAAGCATCACTATATACTCTAGGTCCATGTTCAACAAACAATTCATCGATTCTATTAACACGATGACAACCTCCAATATCATCATTTTTATCAATTAAAATACATTTTTTACCATATTTATTTAAATAATAAGCGATAGTAAGTCCAGTAGGACCAGCACCAATAATAGCATAATCAAAATCTTGATATAAATTATTCATAGTATTATATATTTAATATAAGATATAATTAGATAAATATAATTAAATTTAAAATTATATTAATAATAAATATAGGATAAAAAATAGAGATGGATGAGATAAATAATGTAAATATAAATATATTAAATTCAAAATTAGATTTTGTGATAGAAAATTTCAAATTAATAAAAGATCAAAATAATTCAATAGAAGATAGATTAAATATAATTGAAAATATAATTATTAAGAATTCAGAATATAATAATAATTTATTAAATGAAATAAGAAATGTAAAAAAAGATACAAATAGGATGGATAGTCATATATCATTTGTTGAGTCTGTTATTACAAATATTAAAAATTATTTACCTAAATCATTATGTAATCTATTAAATTTAAATAAACAATATATTGAAAGAGAAATTACACATGATGAATTATCTTATGATAATTGTGATGATTTAAAACAAATATTAGAATAAATAAATTTAAATAGTAGTTTATATATTTTATATAAATTTATTAAATGTCTTTTAAAGTTTTTTTAGATTCTCCTTTTGCTACTATTCCTTTAAGAGCTGATAATGGATGTGCAGGTTATGATTTAACATCAATTGAAGATACATCAGTATTACCAGGAGAAAGAAAATTAGTATCAACAGGATTAATTATACAAATACCAAATAATACATATGCAAGAATAGCTCCAAGATCAGGTTTAAGTTGTAAAGGTATAGATATAGGAGCAGGAGTGGTAGATTCAACTTATAGAGGTATAGTAAAAGTATTATTTATTAATAATTCATCATTCATTTATGAAATTAAAGTAGGAAATAGAATAGCTCAATTAATATTAGAGAGGATTGAAACTCCTGAAATTACACAAGTAAATAATAAAGAAGAATTATTACAAACAGAAAGAAATGAAGGAGGGTTTGGATCAACAGGAATTTAAAAGGATTAGATGCTTTTAAAAATATTTTTATAAAAAGATAAAAACAAATAAAGAATAATTTAAATAAAAAATATTATAATATAATATATATTATAATATAATAAATGAATACAAATACATTAATTAATCAAAAGAAATATATAGATTTGGATTCTACTTATAGAAATAGAAAATTATGGCCTTTATCAACTGATTTTGTAGTTGATATCAATGCAGCTACTAGAAATACTCCTTCTAATGCTTTAGATCCTATATTATTAGCATTTCCATATGAAGTAAATTTAACTAGTGCTTTATCTACACCTACTCAGATACCTTTATCTGTTAATAGTACTGCTATAAAAAATTTTTATAGAAATTCTTATATTGAAATTGGTGGTGTTTTTAGACTTATTACTTCTTACAATGAAATTACACAAATAGCTACTGTAACTCCTGCCTTTGGCGGTCCTTTCCCTGCATTAACTCAATATACAATTAGAAAAGAAGAACCATTTGAAGGACCACAATTAACAAGTGCAAATGCATTAACAACACAGACTATATTTTTAAATGCAGGAGCATCAGCAATAGATAATTTTTATAATAATTTTTATGTATTTTTACCAAATGGTTCTGAAAATCCGCCAATATTTACTCCACCTGTATCATATGAATATGCTAGAATAATATCTTATAATGGTATAACTAAAGAAGCACAATTAGCTACTCCTTTAAGAGTTGCACCTCAAGCAGGTGTAACATATGAAATATTAGAATTTTCAAGAGATAATGTAGTTCCTTTAAGATATAGTGGAAATCAAGTAATAGGAAATCCAACGCCATATAAAATATGTTTAACATCAATGATAGTACCAAATAGATATATATTAAATGGTTATGGAGGTAGATTACAAGATTATCCATATTTATATGTATCATTATATTCAGCCAATGCAACAACATCAACAAATGCAATATATAGTAATAATAATTATTCATTACAAGCATTATTTAAAGTTCCTATAAGTTCATTATTTTTATCAGCAGATCAGCAATTTTATAATTTTCAATTTTCTAATATGGAACAAACTATCTCTTTTAAAGAAAATGATAGTTTACATTTTAATATTTTATTACCTAATGGACAAATCGTTCAATTTGAACCTAATAATAGAGATAGTTTTTTTCAAGATTATATAGGTATTTTTCCTATTGAATGTGATCCTTTAGAACAAGTTAGTGTATTATTTGAAATAACTAAATTATCTCAAAGTAAAATAGAAGCGGAAAGTAATATGTTAATTCAAGGGAATACAAATAAATTATTAGACCAGTATCATTATTCAACTCCAACACAATATTATTTTAAAAAATAAAAATAAAAATAATTATATATTATTAAATAATATATAATCAAATGAATTATTATTATGGACAACCACAGACAGATTCTAATCAAATATATCAACAAATATATCAACAATTATATCGTGATATGAATGATATTATTTATTCTCAATTTTATCCAATAATAAAAGATGATATAAAAAATGAACTTAAAAATGCAAAGTTGCTTGATATACCTAATAAAAATATTCCAACAAATAGTTCAGAAAATTTAAATAATTCTTCTAATTCTATTATAGAACAACCTAAAATAGAACAACCTAAAATAGAACAACCTAAACCGGTAGTAATAGAAGAAATTAAACCAGTAGTAATAGAACAACCAAAACCGGTAGTAATAGAACAACCAAAACCGGTAGTAATAGAACAACCAAAAATAGAACAACCAGTAATTGATCAATCAAAATTTGAACAAACAAATTTTCAACAAGAAGAATCAAAATATGAAGAAAATTTAAAAAAAGAAGCAGGAACAGAATATAATATAAAAATAGGAATAGGAGTTGTATTTATTTTATTAAATTTATCATCAATAGGATATAATATATATAAATTATTTACTTCTTCTGATAAATCAACATCTACATCAACAATAAATGGACAAACAACAACAAATACACAAGAATCAAATTCTTTAATGAATAAAATAGGTAATATAATTGCAATTATAGTTAATGTTATATTCTTAATAATCACTTCATATTTTATTTATAAAACTTATAAAGAAAAAAAAGAATTAGGTTTATAAATAAAGATGACTTGTATATTTTATTATTATTAATAATAAAATATGGACATAATGGGGCTTGAACCCATGACCTCCGGCTTATAAGACCAGCGCTCTAACCAAACTGAGCTATACGTCCCATTATATATGTATAATAGGACGTTATTATACATATTATAATATAAATATCTTTAAATTATATTTTTTAAAATAATAAATCTTTAAATATATTTTTTTTAAGAAAAATAAAAAAATGAAAATTAAAAGATAAAATAAAGAAATAAATAAATCTATTTTTATTGATAAATAAAAAAACAGAGATAAAAATGTCAAATATATATTTATTATCAGATGAATTATGTGATATATGTAATGTCGAAAAAGGAACTCACTTACATATTAAAATAATAATACATAAAGTTAAAGATTATATATTTAAAAATAAACTATATTTAGATTTAACTGATTTATCAGAAGAGTCTATATGTTTATTTTATTGTGATTCAAAACTAGAAAAAATATTTGATCAAAAAGATAAAAATATATCTCAATATAATAATGATTTAATAAATGAATTAAAAGAATCTATTATAAGTAAGTTATCTATAGAAGAGATAGATATATATAATTATCATATAGATTATATTGATGTATATTTAGAACAATCTAATCATGTTTTCCCATATATTAATTTAGAAGGAAATAAAATTATAAATATTAAAAATAAAAATAAATGCGAAATGAATATCTTAACGAGACAATCATGGAAAAATGAAAATGGTTTATTACATAGAATAAATGGACCAGCACTTATAACATATGAAACAAAACAATGGTGGATAAATGGATTTTTACATAGAGAAGATGGACCAGCAGTAGAAAATGATGATGGAATAAAACAATCTAAAATATGGTATATAAATAATTATAAACATAGAATAGATGGACCAGCATTAGAATGTTCAGATGGATATAAAGAGTGGTGGATAAATGATAAACAATTAACAGAAGAAGAGTATAATTTGTATTTAAAGAGTTTGTAAATTTTTCTTCTAAAAAAATCAAATAAAATTATAATTTTTAATTAAAATTATAATTTAAAAGTCTATTTTATATTTATAATAAGTAAATATAAAATGAGTTTACCTGTTAATCAAGATCAAAATATTTTTAAAGCAGATGAAGAAGTTAAAAATTCTACATCTACTGTAATTCCTGAATGTATTCAATCATTACCTCAATCTCAACCTTCATCGCCTGATTTAACTAATGATGAAACATCAAAAGCCTTAAAATCTCTTTTACAAAAAGATTATATTCAATTAGATTTTCCTAAAAGAACTAAATTTAGAGTAGATCCTCATCTTCCTGGTCAATCTTTCGCTCTTATCTCTTTTATTCCTTCTAGAAATGCTAGACCTGACTCTCAAGGATGTTTTGGTGTATTAAAAGTAAGAGGAACATTTGCTAATATGAATGAAGCTGAGAGATGGGCAGAGAATTTAGTAAGAGGGTATGATAGTTATAGTGAAATTGATATAACATATGTAGGAAAGGATTTTCCCATAATGGCAGATAATAGTATGTATTGCGAATCAACAAGAGAAATAGATGTTCGTAAAAAAATAGAAGATACAGTTAAAGAGAATATTAAACAAAAGAAAGAAGAAGAGAAGAAAGAAATTGAAGAGATACAAGAAAGACAAAATAGATTATTAAATGAACATAAAGAGTCAAAACAAGAAGAAGAATATGTAGATTTAGATTATTATACACAATTAAGAGTAAAAAAAGCAAATGCACAACATATGTTAGATGAATGTAATAAAAGAATAAAAGAATGTAACGAAGTTATTGATAAAACTCAAGAACAAATCTCTAATATTGATAGTCAACATCCTGATTATAAAGATGAATTTTTACAAAAATATAAAAATGCATTGGAAGCTATTGGAGCAAATGCAGCTAAAAATCCATTAATTAAATATATGAGTGAAGAAAATGTATTACCAAGTATTAAAGAAGAAGAAGAGAAAGTAGATAGATCACAACCATATCCAACATCATTAGATAATTTACCATAAATAATTTTTCTACATAAAAATTAATTTTTTTATAATATATTAATATATTATAAAATGTTAGATAAGGAAAATTTAAAAACAATATCATGTATTATTGTTATGATAGTTGCTATTACCTGTAGTCTTACTATTTTAATGAAAAAAGATTTAACTACAATATTATGTTGTCAAAGTGAATTAGTTAGAAAATTATTAGCTTTTATTACTTTATTAGCTGTAGGTTATCTTATATATTATAAATTTTATGTATGTAATAAAGATAATAAAATTAAAACTACATTTTATTTGGGTGAAGATAATACATGTAAATATTTAAGACCTAATGGAGGTGATCCAAGAGAAATTATAATATATAGAACAAATGATGGAAAATATAAAAAGATAAATAATTCTTATTTTACAAATATAAAAGAATTTATTTCTAGACTAAATGAAGATATTAATGAAACTAAAAATTTACAAAATATTATGACTACTATTATTAAAAATGCTCCTAATGAATTTGAAAGAGATAGAGCTTTATCTTATTCTAAACCTAGATTTACATCTATATTTAGATCATTAAGAGAATATTTACCTAAATTATCAACTAAATGTAATACTTTACAAGAATCATTATCAAGTAATAAAGGAGCCATAATAGCATCTGAAAATTTAAGTAGATTTTTAAATAATTTAGATACATATCTAGATACAATAATTTATCCATTTATGGAACAATCTAAATTATTAGATAATGATTCAAAGAATGATATATTAGATATAACAACACCTGAAACATTTAATGAATTTAATATGAGAAATAATAATCCAGAATTAAGTGATTATAGAAAATTTCAGATAACAACAGCAGAACCTATTAATAATTTAGGTATTATTACTAAAAATAAAAATAATACATTTTCATTAAAATATAAAAATATGAATGAAAATTTTAATTCTATTAATGATATTCAAATGAAATATCCTAATTTAGGTTTATATTTAACTAATACTTTATAAATAAAATACTTTATAATGTTTTTATATATAAATATAACTTATTAATAAGTTATATTTTAAAACGGCTACTTTTAATCAATAAAATTAAGAAAGTTTATATCTGTTAAACAAATAAAAAACTAGAATAATCATATACTTCTTCATTTATACAAGTAGTATTAAATTCACACATTTTAGTTATATATCTATATACAGGACTAAATAGACAGTTAAATTCATATATAACTACTCTATTATCTACATTTTTATAAAAATTTTTACTAAATAAAATAGACTGTAAATTATCATTATAATTATTACTAATAATATTATATCTATATATACCAATGCTTTTTAGATATTTATTAGTTAATTGATTGAATTCATATAATAAACATTTATATTTATAATGACATCTTTCAATTATATAAATTAACATTTTTTCAACTATTTTTTCAGTTATATCATCATAATATTCTTTCTCTTCGATTTTCATAAAATCAATATCAGTTAAATTAATAATATCATAATTTTCATCTCCTATATTTTTATAAATATATTTACCGTTAGATATAGATAGAATGAAACAGAATAATAAAATAAAAGAAATAATTAGATTTTTTCTAATATTCATTTCTATTTCTGTTTCTATTTATATGATTTATATTGTTATATATAATCATATATATCTAAAAATTAAATTTCAATTATTTAAATTAGTTTTTCATAATTAATTGATTTTAAAATAAAAATATATAAATAAATTATAACTATAAAAATATAAAATGATTGATAAAACTATCAAAGATTATATTATAAATCAATATTTAATTTATGGTGATCTTTCTAATCATTTAGTTAGACAAATTGCTGATTCTTCTCTTAGAAGATGTTATCATGGTTATATTTTAGCTTTCTTTTATAATAAAGAAGGTCAAATAATAAAGATAGATATGATAGGCAAATGTGATAATCCTTATTGTGAATATATAAATTAAAAAGATTTATATAAAGTCTAATATAACAATTTAAATTGTTATATTATTTATTCTTAATTTAAAAATGAAATAATAATTTTAAATATAAGATTGTAAGATACTATAAACTCTTTGATAAATTTTTTCGAAATAATCTTTATCATGTAAAAAATCTTTATTTGCATCTATAATTATAGTATCTTCTCTATATAATAACCAGTTATCATGATATTTATGTAATTCTTTTAAATAATCTATTGATATAGCATTTTTACCAGTTTCTTCTATTCTATCTCTAATTTTAATTCTTGAAAAAGATAATTCAGGTTCAGATCTTAAATATATAACAAAATGTTTAATATGATTATCATAATTAAAATATTTATTATATATATTATTCCATTTATTATATGATTCCCATTCTATTTTATTCATAACACCTTGATCATATAACATTAAAGCAAATGTATTTACATCTGCACTTAAACTTCTATCTTGAAATATAATATTATGATTATCTAACGAATCTAATAATCTTTGTAATCTAGTTGTATATGTTATACTTTGAAATGTATATCCCCATCTATTTTTATCTTTATAAAAATGATCTAATATATTAACATTATTTTCATCTTTAATATTTAACCATTCATCTATAGGTTCATCTAAAAAATCAATTTTTTTATTAAAAGTTTTATCTTGTTTTACTAATGATTCTGTTCCAATTAATAATTTTTGTTTTAATAATTTTATAAAAGTGCTTTTACCTACTCCTATATTACCTTCAATTGAAAATATAATTTTTTTATCTTTTATATTATTTTTATAAAGGACTAAGCCCTTATCAATTGTTTTACTATTCATTTCATGTTCTTTCTCAAAAGATAAAGGTATAAATGAAGTTTTATAAACCCATATTTTTTCTTCACGAGATGAATTATCAACTGACTTTATAGATTTATCAGGAATTTTTATATTTTTTTCAGTATCAGTAATATCAGATAGTCCTTTTATTTTTTGAACTGATTTATCTTCCAATAAAATTTTTTCTGAAGAAGAATTTTGAAGTAATTCATAATCTGACATTTTTTTTATTAAAAAATAAGTTATAAAATATATTTTATAATTATATAATTTATATTCTTAAATTCATTTAATTATATAATTTGTATTTAATTTTTAGTCTAAAAATTAAATGATTTATAAAATTTAATATATTATTATTTTTTTAACACGATAGAGAACATTTTCAGAGTATAAAAGTTTGTTTTGATTTTTCATTGCTGCACTCTTGTAGTAAACATGTCAATCTTTTCTGAAACATCTGTCTCACCCACCTCCTCGCCTCCCATAATGTCTCCTCTTTTCAAGGAGATTATTGCAACTCCATATTTTATGGCTTGTACTATCTTTAAGTATTTGTCTGATAAAGATATATTCGCGTTTGCATCTTGTTCAAAATTTACTTTAGATATGTTTGAAGATAAATTTTTCTCATATGAGAAAAAGTGGTTTTCTAACATTGATTTACATGATACCATTCGTCTATCTAAACCTGTTCTTAAGACAATGACAATGAAGAAAAAAAATAAAAATATAGAGAATTTGGTATATAGACTTGAACGCCATGATTTGAGAATTAATCTTTCTAAGTTTATCCCTGCTTCTGTTAAAGTTCTTGAAATTTGGACTAGACACTCTCTATACAAAACAGAGATTAATTTGTCTAGTTTTACTAACTTGATATATTTAGATATTACGAAGTATAATAAACCTATAAAATCATTCCCTCCTAATTTGGTTGTTTTGAAATTTGATTTTGATTCAAATTTTAATAAACCTCTCCTTAATCTTCCTTCTTCTCTTAGATGGTTAGAACTAGGTGATAAGTTTAATCAATCAATTGTTTTGAATGAAGGTTTGGAATATGTTCGTTTTGGTAAATATTTCAATTCTCCAATTGAGAGTCTTCCTTCTACTCTGATTTATTTAGAGTTAGGTCAAGATTTTGATTGGAATAATATGAAAACAGAGCTTCCTGAAAGTCTGAAAGAGATTCGTATTTTCAGAAATGATAATTCCAAGTCAAATTTTATTATTAGAGATATTATTGAGATGGTCCCTTCAATTGAAAATATCATGATTGGAGATTTATTTTCTTCTCCAATGTATGATTATGATTTTGACGAAGAGAATATTTGGTTTAGCAATCCAGATAATCCATTTACAAATTTACATGAGATTCGTACTTACGGTAATAGTTCACCAGTTCTAAATTATCTTTACATTAGAGAACAACGTATTCCTTTTGTTTTATTGAAAGAGTATAAGCTCTTTCAGTCTTTTGGGAAATATGTAAATATTCAACATCTCTTTTGTGGAGAAATACAAGATTTTATGGAAAATGAAATTATTGAAATGAAATCAAGATTTAATTTTCATTTGGAAACTGTAACTGAAATATTTAATAGAAATCTGTTTAGAGAAGAACGTTATTTAGCTGTAGGGTATGATTCTGGAGCACATTTATGTATATATTCATTTTTAGATATCGATGTGAATTTCGATGTGAATTTTTTTGACTTTACTTTTTTTGATGATCTTAATCATCCTCGCTTTATCGAGGATGATGATAATGAATTTGAGTATGATGTTATAGATGAAACTGAGAGATATATGGATATGACTCAAGATGAACTATTTGAAAGTTCTGGATTCTAATGAATATATTATTAAATCATTGATTTTATATTTATAGTTTTATATTGTAAATCAAGAAGTGTTTTTAGAGAACTTAGTCCTCTTTAATCACGGGGTTCTTGATTTTTGTTTTTGTGGATGAAATGCCACCCCCAAAAACTTTTTTATAATATATTATTTTTTTATATGTAATAAATAATATATTATGCTTTATAACTATCTTTTATTTTAAATCTAATAACTATACCTTTCCTCTCTAATTCTGTAAATTTATCTTTTAATATATTTATCATTTTTTCTCTATATTTTAGAGGACCATTAAATTGTTCCTCTCTTGAATAACTAGAATTACCAGTGTATCCAGCTCCTGTCCATGTCCAATTTTTAGGAAATTTTTTATAAGTCCAGTTTTCATTTTCTTTTAAATCATAAAAAACAAAAATAACAGAATCATTATTTATCAAATTTTTTTGTTTAAACTTCTACTTCTTTTTAAACTTTTACTTCTTTTTAAACTTTTACTTCTTTTTAAACTTTTACTTCTTTTTAAACTTCTACTTCTTTTTAAACTTCTACTTCTTTTTAAACTTCTACTTCTTTTCATAATTTATAATATAAATAAATATTATAAATTTAAATTACTTTTATAAATATATTATATTCTCTTTTTTATAATTTATATCTTTTATTTTTTTCTTATTTTTTTCTTTCTCTATATTTCCTATATTTTCTATTATTTCTACTTTAAATTTAACAGGATAATGATCTGATGCATTTGTTATTTTATCAACTATTCTATTTTTTATAATTAATTTATTATTTGTTAATAAATGATCTAAATTTTCTCCCTCAAAATAATATTCAAAATTATGAAATGTATTCTGATTTCTATATTTATAATCTTCTATATTTTTAAGTTCAATAATTTGATCTCCATTTATATCTAGATTAAATTTTATATTATCTATATTTCTATTAAAATCTCCTACTATTATTATTTTAAATTTATTAATATCTAATTTTAAATAATTAAATCCTTTCTCTATCTCTCTCTTTAATTTCTTATTCTCATAATTTAATAATGTTCTACTCTCTTTATTCTCTATATTACTTGATGTATGAACATTAATATACATTATTCTCTCTCTCTTAAATATTAATCCTTGATATGCTCTAGAATCTCCACTTTCTTCAAAATTACCTTCAAAAACAGCAAGATTATCTCCTCCTTTATATAAATTTTTATTATAAAATGTTATAATTTCATCTAAACCATCTGGTTTAGAATATACATAATCAAAATTTTCTGATAATTTTAATTTTAAATCTTTTACTTCCTTTGTCTTACAATTTTTTATTATTTCTTCTTCATTTATCTCTTCTATATTATTATAAGAACGTCCTTCTCCTATTTTTTTGAATATTCCACTTGCTTCTTGTAATGATATAAAATCATAATCATTAAACTCTTTTTTCTTTAAATATTTAACCACATTTTTTCTATTTTCTGATTTCATATTACTACATAACATTGTCTTCCAAAAAATATTATAAGTTAATATCTTTATAACATTTTTTTCACTTTTACCTCTCTCTTCTATATCTTCCTCTTCTATATCTTCCTCTTCATCTTCTTTCTCTTTTTCTTCATCTTCTTGTTCTCTCTCTCCTTCTTCTCTATCTTCCTCTTCTCTATCTTCCTCTTCTCTACCTTCTTGTTCATTATCTTCTTCATTATCTTGTTCATTATCTTCTTCACTTTCTTCATTATTTTCTTCTTCATTATTATTTTCTTCACTTTCTTCATTATTTTCTTCATTTAATTTATTTTTAATTTTATTTTCTTTATTAAGTTCATTTATATAAAAGATAATTGAATCTAAATTATTAGTATATTCTTTATTATTTTTTATATAATCAATAAAATCTTGAATATTATTTATATCTGTATTTAATAATATAGATAAAATATCTAAATCTAATATATAATCTTTATTTATAAAATTTTTAATAATATAAATATCTAGAGGAGTATAACCTGTAGTTTTTATAATATTTATACCATTATTATTTAATAAAGAGGGAGTTATTGCATTTATAGAAGAAGTATTTAAAATTTGATTTTCATAAGTAATATTATTTAATAATTTAATATTCTCATTTGTAATTAATTTTTTAATTATATTTATAAAATCATTATTTTTAATAAAAATTAAATGTTCTAAAGCTAAATGAAGAGGAGTATTACCATCATTATTTTTATAATTTAATAAAATAGAAATATCATTAGTATCTTTATATTTATTAAAAATAAATTCAATCTGATCTATATTTTTATTAAAGATAGCTAAATGTAAAATAGTATTATTATTATCATCTTTTATATTAATATCTTGTATATCTAAATCATTTAAATTATCTTTAATTTCATCTAATTGTTCTTTTATTAAAATATCATCTATCTTATCATTTGATTTGATTAATGGATATTCTCCTTTTTTATTTTTAATAATATTAATATTATTCTTTTTTAAAAAAATAGTCATATTAATAATTGATGATAAAATTTTTTTAGATTCAATTGTCTTATCTAGTTTTGATAAATCATTAATATAAATATTATTTTTTACATTATCAATAAAATAGTGTAATATAGTATTATTAAATTTATCTTTAAAATTAATATCTATATTATAATTATCAATTAAATATTGAATCATCTTTTCAACATAATATAAATTAGATTGTAATAATATAATTTTAAAAATAGAATAACCATTATCATCTAATTCATATAATACATCTTTATATTCTTGATAATTTTTAAAAATATAATTTATGAGAGAAGTATATATAGAGAATAATTCATCATTTAATTTATTTTCTTTAGAAAAATGATCTAATATACCAAATAATAAATATTTTATAATATCAATATTATTTTTAACTATATCTTTATCATTTATAAATAAACTAATTATTTTATTTATATAATCATATTTATTATTCATTTTTTCTTCAGAAAATTCTTTATTTTCAATATCAGAGGTAATGATCTCTTTAATATAATACTTAATAAATTTTATAATAGAAATCTTAATTTCATTTATATACATATTATCATCTTCTATATCTTTTTCATTCATTTTTTGTTTAAAATAATTCATTAATATTATTAATGAACTATCTTTATATATATTTTCGTCTACTAAAGAACCATTTTTTCCATATGTATCATTTAATAATGATATCATTGAAATAAATAAAGGATGTTGAAAATTAAACGAACATATATCATTATCTAAAAGATATTTCAATAATTTATTATCTTTATATTCTATAACATTTTTTAATGGATATAAATAACCATATTTTCTAATTTTATAATCAATATTATTAAATATAGTATTATTTTCATTTGAAGTTAAATTATTTATTGATGACTCTTCTTTAACTTTTGAGAATTCTTTTATTTTTATAAGTAAATCATTAAATAAAGTATTATAACATTCTTTTATTTTATCTCTATAATCTGTATTTTTTAAATTATCTTTATCTTGATTATTTAAGTCATATTCAATATCTAAATTAATATTAATATGAACTGATTTAAATAATAAATCTAATAAATCAAAATTTTTATTATATAAACATTCTCTAAATAAAAGTTGATATTTTATATTATCTTCTTTGTATAATGACATAGATTCTTTATTTATATTATTACTAAAATTAAGTTCATATTTATTTATATTAGGTATAATTTTATCTTTAGGAATATATTGTAAATGAATAGAACAATTAAATATATTATTATAAAAAGTAGTAGTAGAATCTAATTTATAACCATAATTTAAATAATTTTTATCTTTTTGATTAAAATAACCTAATTTAATAAAGTTATATCTTTTAATGTAAGATAAATTATCACTTTTATTTTTATAAAGGACTGAGGTCTTATCAATAATATTTTCTTCAGTAATAGCAATTGAATAATTAGATAATCCAATACCATTTAATTTATTATTATCAATATTCCAATCACCAAACACTTTTAAATATATTAATTTAGCATTATCTATAATATTTGACACATATTCTCCATAATTTTTAAAAAGTGAATCTAAAGAGTTTATTCTTGTTATTATATTAGGATCAATATATGTTAATATACCTTTTCTAACTTTATTTTCAACTTCCATTTTAGTATTATCATTTAAAATATTATTAGTATCATCTGATATAAAATCAATATCAAAATTTATGAGTTTATTTTTAAGTATATATTGATAATTATAATTTTTAAGTATTATTGGCATCAAATCATTATATTCATAAATAGAATTTTTTGATTTATCCTTATGAACAATAAAATTATCAAACCATTTTAAATAACGTATAGATTTATCATCTATTTTTATATTTTGATCTTTAATTATACTATATATTTTTTTTTCAGAATAAGAATTATTTATTTTATCTTTAGGATAAAATATAAGATAAGTTTGATTGCCATTGTTATTTAAAAAACTTCTTAATAAATAACCTCTATCATATTCATATTTTCTATTTTGATTATAAATATTAATAGTATCATATTTTTTCTTTTCTTGATATCTAAATGCAGGTCCTTCTTTATGTTTTTCGTCTTTTTCTTCTTGAGCAATATCTTTATAATTTATAATAATATCTCCTTTGTCATAATATATACCATAATCATAGTAATTATTAGGATATCTAGTATCTAATTCTAAAACGATATTAGAGGATTCTTTATTTTTTTTATTAATATCCATTTTTAATATTATATATATTTATATAATATTATTATTTATTTTATTTTTTAAGATGGAAAAATTAGTTTAAATTGATTTGTTTCCATCTATTTATTGTTTTTATATGTAATTTTTCATCATCAAAATACATACTTCCTAATTCCCCTTCTTCTTCTGTCGGGGTTTTATACTCTAATACTAAAAATCCGCTTTTTCCTTGAAATCCTTGAACTCCTTCTATTCCTTGTAAACCAGTTGCTCCTATAGGTCCCATTTGTCCCATAGGTCCCATAGATCCCATAAGACCAAAACCAGCAGGTCCTTGAACTCCTTCAAAACCCTGAACTCCTTCAAATCCTTGAACTCCTTCAAATCCTTGAACTCCTTCAAATCCTTGAACTCCTTCTAAACCTTGAAAACCTTCTAAACCTTGAACGCCTTCTAAACCTTGAACACCTTGTAATCCATCGATGCCATTAGAACCGTCAATACCATCTCTACCATTAGAACCGTCGATGCCATCTCTACCATTAAATCCTTGAAATCCTTGATTTCCTTCAGGTCCAGTATAACAATTAAGTATATTTGTTAAAGAGTCTCCTTGGAATCCTTGATATCCAATATTACCATTAATACCATTAACTCCATCTCTACCATTAATACCAATAGGACCTTGAAGTCCTTGAGGACCTTCATAATAAATATCTATATTACCTCTATTATTATTTAAAGGAGAAGGTAAAGGAGAATTATTTTTCATCAACATATCATTATATCTTTTAAAAGAAGTATTAGGATTAGTATTATACATTTTTAGTATTTGAAATGTAAATTATATAGAATAAATGATTAAATCTTTAATTTAATAAATATTAGTTATATTTATTAAATTTATTTAAAATGGCTTATTCCCTTTTTAAATATCAATAAAACCTTGATTTGTAAAATCAAAATGAAAATAAAAATGTGAATATGTATAACATACGATAAATAAAATATAACTATAATTTTGAATCTTTTTTATATTAATCATTTAAATACATTATTTTCAAATAATATATTTTTAAATTATTTTTAATCTACATTATTTAAATTATTTAAATTATATAATTGAATTGTATTTATCTGTGAATTTATAGATTGAATATAGTTTAATTTAAATAAATAAATATATCTAAAAAATGAAATAATAAAAATAAAAAATGAAATTTTTTTATTTAAATTATTTTTAATTCTATTTTTTTTAATTGATTTTTTAAGGTTAATAATAGAAGATCTATTTGAATAATAATTATACATGTAAATATTTATATAATAAAAAAAGAAAATATTTAAATATAGTATTATGACAACTATTTCTAATGAATTATTTTCTTTTATATTAAATAATAAAATTAAATTAATTAATAATATATTTAAAGAAATTAAAGATTTATTTTATTTTCCTATAAAAAATGATTTAATAATAAACTATCCATTGATTTATAATAATTATGTTCGTTTAGGAGATATAAAACAAATATGGTATTTAATAGGTATAACAAAAAGAATGAAATTAGAAGAATATAAAAATATTAAAGATATATCAAAAGATATATTGAGATATGAAAATGAAATATATAATATTGAAGGTGAATATAATAATATAATAAATAATAATTATTTAACAGTAGAACAAAAAAATTATCATTGTAGTTTAATCTATGATAAATTAAAATATAATTATACATCGATTGATATAATTGTTCAAAATTTAATTAATCAAATTAATTTAATTATTAATGTTAATAATATAAATTCTATATCTGAAAATTATATTGATTTTACGGGTTGCCAAATGATTAATAATATTCATTCAGATTGGTTTTTTAATTTAATAAATATATATAAAAAATATGGTGGAATAATACCTACAAATTGTTATAATATTATACATTTTTTTAAATATAATTGGAATAATTTATTAAGTATTCATAAAATAGAAATACAAAATATAATAGATCATAATTTAGGGGGAAAAGAAGCAAAAAACACAAATATAATAATATTAAATTTAAGAGATTGGATAAATAGAAATCGAATGTATATACCGGAAGATATAATAAATATATTTAATTCAAATATATTAGAGAACAAGTTCTCTTTAATATCAGAAGAAAAAATACCAAGCAAAGTAGAAAATACTAGAAAATTCATGGTAGATAATAAAGAAAATGATTATCTAGAAGAAAGTATAGAAACTACTTTAAATGAATTAGAAAAAAATAATATTTGAAATATAATTAATAAAAAATTTAAATTTTTTTATAGTGATTATATAAATAATGAATAGACAATTACATAAAATAACTAACGAAATATTTAATAGAAAATTAAATATAGAGACAACTCCTATTTTACCTACTCAATTTTCATTAAATGAAACAACAGAAAGTATAAAAAAATCAGGTGAAAGTTTATTAGAGAAATTAAAAAATGCATTATCAAATAAAGAATGTATTATAATAGGAATATTAATATTAATAGTTTTAATGTTATTAATATTTAAAAAAAATACAACTACACAACCTAAACAACATTTGATTTTAATTTAAATATTTATATATGAAGAAACGATAGACAGAGAAGATATAAATAAGTAAAGTAAATAGAATTTTTAGTATAATGAAAAAAGATTTAAAAAGAGTTAATATTATATTATAAATTATAATATAATGAATAAAGATGAAAATTTAAATATATATGATATATATAATTTAATTTTAAAAAAAATTGAAAAAGATACTTTTTTTCAAAGAGGTGATAAGTCTTTTAATAAAATAGAAAAGAAAATAGATGTAGATATAATAGATAAAGATAAACAATATAATAGATATTTAAGAATATTCAAACCAATAATAGAAAAATATAAAAATGTATTAGATAAACCTATTAAAATAGATTTTATTAAAAATAAATCTAAAGATATACAATCAATTCAATCATCAATAAATGATTTAAAAGATAATTCTCTTCAAGAAGAAAAAAGATCTAATAAAAATAAATTAGAATTATTAGATGATATAGAGAATGAATTTGTAAGAAAATTAAATGAAGAATATAATAATAAAGAACATCAAACATTATTTACATATATTAATAAATTAATTAATCAAAAATATAAAAATAATAATGTTGATGATAATTATTATAAATGTGATATTTGTAAAGGCACTAATTTTGCTAATTTTAATGATCATTCAAAAATATGTGTAGATTGTGGGTTAGAAATAAATATATATATGTATACAGTAGATAATATAGGTTTTAATCAATTACAACATATAAATTTAAACCAAAAATATAAATATGAAAAAATATGTCATTTTAGAGATACAGTTAATCAATTTCAAACTAAACAAAATAAATTTATACCTTCTAAAATTTTTGATGATCTTGAAGATATGATTGAAAAACATGGTCTTAAAAATAAAGATATAGATGATAAAGATAATAGAAAAGAAATTTATTCTAAAGTAACTAAAAAACATATTAGAGATTTTTTATCTGAAACAAATAATAATAAATATTATGAAGATTTACAATTATTTTACTGTAAAATAACAGGGAAAACACCTCCAGATATATCACATTTAGAAAAAAAATTATATGAAGATTTTGAAAATTTAGTAGATGCATTTTTAAAAATATCAAATCATACAAATAGAAAAAACTTCTTAAATTCTCAATATGTTTTAAAACAACTTTTAAGAAGATATAATTATCATGTTAAAGATGAAGATTTATCTATGTTAAAAACACCTGCTAGAATAAGAGAACATGATGAAATATATGAAAAATGTTGTGATATATTAAATTGGAATTATCAACCATTATAAATTATTTATTTTCTTTTTCATAAATATAATTTCTATAATTATATGTTATTGTAGTTGAACCAAAAAATATTAATAATAAACTAAATAATTTATCTATTACTTTACTTGATAAAATATAATATCTTATTCCTATATATATCATTATTGGTCCTATTACATATATATCTAATAATCTTATATTTTGTGATTTAACTCCTTTAGTAGTTTGATAACCTAATATTAATCCTAATATTATAATTAAACTAATAATTATATTCATATTTATAAATATATTCATATTTAAAAATATTTAAGATTTTTTTTATTTAATTGTTTTATAATTATAATTAAATATAAAATGGGTAATGTTTTAGGAAATCAAGGACAAGGAATGGGTGATGCTTTATATGGTTATGCTAAAATAAAAGCATCTATTGGTTTAGTTGTAGGTATAATAATAGGATGTGCATTATTATATGGAGGATATTATTTATCTGAAACTGATACTAAAAAATCAAATACTCAAGGAATAATTAAAAAATCATCATGTAGTAGAACTAAAGATAATAATTATTCATGTAATATTGAATATGAATTTACTGTTAATGATAAAATTTATAATTCTACTCATTATGGTTATATTTCTTCTTATATTTTAACTGTAAGTCAAGGATCTAATATAACAGTTTATTATAATGAAAAAGATCCAACTGATTCTTCATTATCAACTTCAAAAAATATTAAATATGTATTATATGGTTTTGGTATTATTTTTATATTAGGATGTATTGCTCAATTTATTCTTGTTTTTTATAGTAAAGCTTATGGAACTATAACTGGAGCTACTGATGCTGTATCATCAGTAGCAGGAGCATTTAGATCAACAGGAAGTCCAATTTTAGGTAGTTCAACAACTTCAGGAGTAGAATCAAATCTAGCATCATCATTAAGTAATACTTTTAATGAAACATTTAAATTTAAATAAAAGTAATAATATATTTATATAAAAAATAATTTTTATTTAATATTTTTTATATTTAATTATAATAATTAAATATAAATGGGTAATGTTTTAGGAGGCAAAGCTGAAGGAGTTGGTAGTGCTTTACATGGTTATGCTAAAATAAAAGCATCTATTGGTTTAGTTATAGGTACATTAATAGGATGTGCATTATTATATGGAGGATATTATTTATCAAAAAGTGATACTAAAAAATCAGATATTCAAGGAAAAATTAAAAAATCAACATGTAATAGAACTAAAAATAATAATTATTCATGTGATATTGAATATGAATTTACTTTAAATGGAAAAACTTATACTTCTACTCATTATGGTTATAGTTCTTCTTATATTTTAATAGATGGTTCTAACATAACAGTTTATTATGACGAAAATGATCCAACTAATTCTTCATTATCAACTTCAAAAAATATTAAATATGTATTATATGGTTTTGGAGCTCTTGTTTTATTAGGATGTATTGCTCAATTTATTCTTGTTTTTTATAGTAAAGCTTATGGAACTATAAGTGGAGCTACTGATGCTGTATCATCAGTAACAGGAGTATTTAGATCATCAAGATAAAATAATATAAATAAGTAAGTTTACAGTTATTTATTAAATACTAGTTTAAATAAATTTTATATAATATTTAAAATATTATATAAAATATAAGTTTATTTTTAATTTATTTCTTACCTCTTAATAAACTTTTTTTGGGTTTTTTTTCTTCTTCTTCACTATATTCTTCTTCTAATTCTTCTTCATTATAATTCTCACTTTTAGAAGATGATTTAAATATATTCATACTATTTTTAGAATTAGAAAGAGTAAAAGAAGGGTTATCAATAGAAGAAGAATTTTTGATATTTTTTAAAATAAATAATTCTTGTTCTAATTTTTCAATTTTAGAAACTAAATTCATAAAATCTCTTTTAGGAACAAAATCTTTAAACAATTCTTCTTTTAAAGAAGAAATATTAACATAATCTCTATTACTATTAGAGGTATTATTATATGTAGTTTCCTCTGAATTAACTTTTGTTTCAGTTGTATCTTGTTTATAAACAACTTTAGGTTTATTACTTAAAGAAGGTTCTTTTTCAATTTTACCAGAATTAATATCATTAACAACTTGTTGAACCATATCTTTTCTAACTTTTGGAAATATCCATCCCGCTTTTTTCTCGGTCTCTCCATTTTCATTTTTAAAATTCAAAGAAGCATTGAATTTACCTTGTATTTCGCTTAATTTATTTTTATAATATTTAGTATCACCAAAAATAGCGATAGCTTTTTCACTATAATCAACAATATATAAACTCATTTTGTTATTGATAATTAAAAAGACTTTGTTCTTTTAAATTTAATTATTTTTATTAAATTTAAAATAAAATTCATTTATTTAAATTACTTTAGTTAATTATTTTTTAACCATAATTTAAATACTTTCATAGCTTCTCTCATATCCTTATTTTGATATTTATGATATTTAGCTCTATTATATAATGTATTCACTACTTGTTTCTGATATACTTTATTATATCTTTTTATATTTTTAAGTGTCATTATAGCTCTTGATTTATTACCATAACCAGTTTTAGTTTTAGGTTTATTTTTACCTGAAGAGAAAAGAGATAAATTTATTTTTTTACTTTTTTTATAATTTTTATGAGACATTTTTAATTAATATAAATATTAAATTAGGAAAAATTAATTAATTGATTTTTATTATAAATTTGATTAAAAATTAAAAACTAATTAAATTCAATTTTAAATATATTGTTTAACTTTATAAATGAGTTCTTTTATCTCAAAAAATTTATTACAAAATAAAGATGATGAAAAAAAAACTTCAGTTTTATCAGATAAAATAAAAAATATATTCAAAAATGATGAAGATATAGATGAAAAAAAGAACGGTGTCTTTGATAAAATAAAAGATAGAAAAGAATGTTTTGTATGTTGTAGTAAAAAATTAAATCATATTACATGTCCATTTTGTAATGGTTTTGCATGTAATGATTGTAATGAAAAATATATATTATCTACACCAAATCCAAAATGTATGTCTTGTAATAAAGAATGGAATTATGAATTTCTAAGAAATAATTTTACAAAATCATTTATGAATAACAAATATAAAAAATATAAAGAAAATCTATTATTCGATATAGAAAAATCTTTATTACCTGACACTCAGATTGCTATTCAAAATAGAAAATCTATTTATAAAAAATTAGATGATGTTCTAGTTCAAATTGATGAATTAGAATTAGTTTTAACTAATTTAAATAGAATAAAAACTACACTTCAACATTATGTTAAACATGATGATTTTAATGGTATGAGTAGATTTTTAAATGATCAAAATAATGAAATGAAAAATAAAAATGATGAAGGCGAAGAAAAAAAAGAAAGAAAAAGTTTTATTAAACCTTGTCCTTCAGATAATTGTAGAGGATTTCTATCTTCTCAATATAAATGCGGTTTATGTGAATGTAAAGTATGTCCAGATTGTCATGAAATATTACCAAAAAATGATAATGGAGAAAAAAAATCTTCTAATGAATCTAAACAAAAAGATGAACATAAATGTAATCCTGAAACAGTTCAAACTATCAAATCTTTACAAAAAGAATGTAAAAATTGTCCTAAATGTGGCACTTTTATTTATAAAATTTCTGGTTGTAATATGATGTTTTGCACTTCTTGTCATACCGCTTTTGATTGGAAAACTGGAGAAATTGAAACTAGAAACATTCATAATCCTCATTATTTTGAATATTTAAGACAAAATGGTAGAGAAGATGATGAAGTAAGAAGAAGATTTGGCGGAGGAGATATTCATCCTGTAAATATAAATGATGAATGTATAACATATAATGAATTAAATAGAATATTAAGATATACTAAATATAATGATATATTTAGAATTATTAATCATATTGAACAAGTAGAAATACCAAGTTATTCTAGAACACAAAATATTCAAAATAGAAATATGGATCTTAGAATATTATATTTAGAAAATTTAATAGATGAAGGTAAATTTAAAATGCAATTGCAAAAAAGATATAAAAAAACTCAATTTGATTATGAAATGATTCAAATGTTTGAAATGTTTGCAAATGTAATAAAAGATTCATTTACTTCTTTTATTAGAAATTTACCTACTAATGATAAAAATAAATTATTTGAAACTTTTAATAATAATTTTAATCATAAAATTTGGAATAAATTTAAATATTATGATTCTACTAAATTAAAACAAGAAATAAAAAATGTTCAAATCTATTTTAAAGTTAATGTTGAAAAAATTCATAGTAAATATGATTATAAACTTCCTAATATGGAAGTTCTAAGAGATGAATGTTTTAATTTTATTCCTTAAATAATTAATAAATAGTGTAAAAACTCTTAAATTATTTATATTTAAAAATACATATTTTTTTAAAATATGTATTTATTTAAAAGTTATTTATATACTAAAATATTATTTATTGTAAGATTCTAAATTCTATCTGAATCAATCTAATTAATTCATCTAAAGTTTTTTTATTTTTTAATTCTTTATAAATCATTTTAATTAAATATATACTCCATTTCTTATTTCTTATTTGAATAGGTATATCAACATCATAATCATTTAATAACTTTTGAATAGATTTATATCTTTCTTCTTCAGAAGAATATTCAATATTATAAAAATCCATTTCTTCTTTTGTTTCGTTATTTATTTTTTTAATAATAGAATCATTAAAATCAATAGGATTATCATAATAATCTTCTTTCCATTCAGAATGTTTTTCCCAGTTAACTATTTTTTTTAGATTATTATTAATATTTTGAACAAAATCTCCATCAATCATAGAAACAATAAAATTAGTTATATTTTTAATATTCTGAGAAATAATATCATTACTATTTAAAGACTGAATAAATAAATTTTTAGTATGATTATATTTAATATCTTTTATTTTATTACCTTTTATTTTACTTTCTTCTTCAGATAATTTTAAATATTCAAAAAATTTATTTTCACCTTCTTCAGTAGAAGTATCTATTTTTTCATTTATAAAAAATAATTTACCTCCATTTTCTTTTAATTCTTCATATATTTTTTTACCATATTCGTAATTACGTGAAAATCTATCAACTGAATAACATATAATATATGTATTTTTATTTTCTAATAATTTAGAATAATACTTTTTGATATTATTATTAATATTATATGCTGATGAAATTATTTTATTGAATGTTATATCTTTTATATATGGATATCTTTTTTCGTTAGACTTTAAATATTCAAGACACATATCTCTCTGTTGAATTAATGAATCATTATTTTTTTGATCATCTGATGATACTCTTGTCCATATTACTACATTACATGAATTATCATCTCCGTTTTCGTCTTCATCTTTAGATTTTCTTTTTTTTCTAGAAGATTCATCTTGTTTAGATTTTCTTTTTTTTCTAGAAGATTCATCTTGTTTAAATTCATCTTGTTTAAATTCATCTTGTTTAAATTCATCTTGTTTAGATTCATCTTGTTTAGATTCACCTTCAATAGGATAACCTTCCATACATAAATTTAAATTTTCTATAGATGATGAAAGAGTATTAGATAAAGTTTCATCGTTAGTAGATTTATTTTTACTAAAAGAATAACCCATTATATATTTATATTTTGTTCAACAAAAATGATATATTTTAAATAATAATTAAAATATATCAAAAAAATCAATTAATTAATGTAGTTCAATTTTCTAAAGATATAATTATAAAAGAAAAATTTAAATAATAAATTAAATGTATATAAATTAGGACTAAAATAAAATAAAGTAAAAATAAAATATTTATTATTATAAATTAAATTATTTACTTTAATACTACCTTTAATTAAATTATATATAAAATACATTTTATATAGTATAAAAATATTTTAAAATATTTTTAAAGTATTTAAATAACCATTAAATGTAATATCTTGTAATATTTTTTTATTAATAAAATAATCTGGAACAATAAAAACTTTTTTATTTTCAACTGTATAATATTGAACTGGTTTATTAATTATTTTGTCTTTATTACTAATAAAATCATTATAATCAACTAATGATACTTGTTTATCTAACAAATTATTTTCTATAATATCATTTATATTTGTCTCTATTAATTTATATTTACTATCATTTATTGATAATTCATTCCAATATTTAATTTCTGATTCTAACCATTCATTCTCCTCATATTTTACTATATCATATTCTAATTGTATATCTGTCTCACATTCTTTTGTCTGATAACAATTTGCTTCTACTAAAAATGGATAACTATAATATATTCTATTTATATTTTCACTTTTATCTTTCTCTGACATACCTGCTGTATGCATTACCATCCAATCTATAGCATTAGGCATTCCATTTTTTCTTATATATTCTAAACAATTATAAGCACCTTTTTTAGTTAAAACATAACCATGATTACCACCCATAGAAGTTTCAAAACATTCATTTTTAAAAAGTCTTTTAGCATTAGGTAATAAATTTTTATTTTGAATATTAGTATAATGCCATTCTAATTTATCTTTATGTTTATAAGGGAACATACCTAAATATAAAACATCAAAATTATTTTCATATGTATTTAAAAGATGTAATAATTTTTGATTAAAATTATCAACTAATCTAGAATCATCTTCAAAAACTAATAAATATTGAACATTAACATCATTTAAAAATTCTTTCCAAATTAACATATGAGATAATGCACATCCAACAATACCTCTTCTATAATTATAATCACTTTTTTCAAATAATTTAGCTATTTTATGACATGGTTGTAATTTTTTACCATCTATACCATCAAATACATTTACATAATTAATATCTTTTAAATTACTCATAAAATTATATAGTCTAATAGGTCTTTTCTCTAAATTTATAACATAAGATTTTATATTAAATGTTTTCTTTATATCTATTTTACCACTTTTTGTTAAATTTATTTCACCTTCTTCTTCTTTTTCTTCTTTTTCTTCTTCTTTTTTAATTTCTTCTTTTTCTTCTTCTTCTTTTTCTTCTTTTTTAATTTCTTCTTTTTTAATTTCTTCTTTTTTATTTTCTTCTTTTTTATTTTCTTCTTTTTTATTTTCTTCTTTTTTATTTTCTTCTTTTTTATTTTCTTCTTTAGATTTTAATTTTTGACCAAATTGAGTTTGATTATTTAATTCATAAGCATTTGTTTTATTATTATCATTTCTTTCATATGTTCTTCTCCCTATATGATAATAATTAATTCCATCTAAAAATGCTGTCTTATAACCCTTATTCATATATTTAAATGCATATTCCATTTCAAAATGACATGGCGTTTCAATAAATTCGCCTAATTCTAAAAGTTCAGTTTTATTTAATCCAGCTCTAAAACTAAAATGAGGCCAATAATGACAATTAGGATAATTAATTTTTAATCTATCAGTTTCACTTCTAGGAATATAATTATGTATAAAATAACGTTGAGAATCATTTGTATATTTTAAAGTTGAACCTCTAGTATTATTAGTTACACTAAAATCTTCAATATAATTTAAATTAAACATAACTTGTTTAATAGAATCATCTTCTTTCATAATATGAATAGATTTTTTAATATAATTATCTTGTATAACAAAATCAAAATCATCTTCTAAATGCAAATAATATGGTGTTTTAATCTTATTTATTATTAAATTTCTAATCATATTCATAGATCTAGCATGTCCTCTTTCATTCTCCGTTTTTCTAATTATTTTAATAAATGGATAATTATTTTTTATAAATTCAATATCTTCATCACTTGAATTATCATCTATAATATACCAATCATAAATATAATCAGATAAATCTAAACAATTATTAATAAAAGAGTTAATAGTTCTAGTAAATAAATCTAATCTCTTACATGTTGTCATAGTAACTAAAACTGAATTTTCATTCATTTTTTTATTCTCTATACTATTTTTTATTTTATTTATATTATCTTGATTATAACTAGTATTATTTAATAAAGAATAAATTGATTTAACATCTTCAATAGCAGATCTAATATTTAATAAAGAATAAAAATCTTTTTCATTTAAATTAGATAAAGAAAAAAGATGATTAAAATCATTATTAATTAAATCTAATCTTTTTTTTATAATAGATTGAAAATTAGGTTCCGAAAGAGGGAATAGTAAATTTTTATCTTTTTGATTTAAATTACGAATAGAATTAGTAATATTATATATATATTGAAAATGATTATCCATTTTTCAAATAATTAGTAATTTATATTTAAAAAAACTTTTTTTTAAATATATTTAAATTGATATATAATTTATATTATATCAATTTTTTATTTTAATAGAAATGATATATACTGATACTTTATTAATTGGTATTATCACTAAAAATGTTGTTGAACATTTAGATGGTTTATTCCATAACATTGAAAAATATATTTATTGTCAAAAAGAAAATGATTTATTATTTAAAAATTATAAAGTATTATTTGTAGATGGGAATAGTAATGATGGAACATATGAAAAATGTTTAGATTTTTGTAATAAAGATTTAAATAATAGAAAAGTAATGAAACAATTAAATTGTTATCTACCAAGACCATTATCATTAGAACAAGCTAGAAATATGTATATTGAATACTTTGAAAAATATTTTAATAAAGGTGTTTTTCTTTTAATTTTAGATGCTGATGATGTTAATTCTAAACCTATTGTTGATATGTCTGGATTTTTATCTTGTTTTAATTATAATGATTGGGATTTTATGGGAGGAAATCAATCAGATAAATATTATGATATATGGACATTAAGAAGTAAAGAATGTCCATATGATTGTTGGGAAATGGTAAGAAAAACAGGTAATATGGATTATGTTAATAAACATCATATACATATACCTAAAAATAATCCTTTAATAGAAGTTGATTCTGCATTTGGAGGTATAGGTATATATAATACAGAAAAATTAAAAGGATTAAGATATAGAGTATTTAGAGAAGATGATTATATTGAACAATGTGAACATGTAGGATTAAATAAAAGTCTACAACAAAAAGGAGGAAAATTATATATAAATCCAGAATTTATAAATTTTTAAATATATTTTTATCATAAAATTAATTGATTTTTAATAATTAATTAATTATTAAAAAAACTATATAGAGTGTAAGTTTCTAAAAGTATTTTTCATCTTAAAAATGTCTTTGTATGAAGAATTTGATTTTTTTATGAATAATATGAATAAACTTAGTTTTTCAGAACTAGTTGTTATATGTAAAAGATATAATATAGACTGTAATAATAAAACTATGAAGGAAGTTATAGAATTGATTAAAAATTATATTTCTAGAAACTATCCCGAGTATATTGATTATTATATTCTACGTGAAAAAAAGAAATATCTTACATTGAATAATAAACAAAGAAATGATTTATTTGTTTTAGAAATAGAACAAAAAATGAAATCTATTATTCAAAAACGTTTAGTAGTAGAACTGGAAGAAAAGTTAAAAAAACACAACATAGATCAATCTACATATGATAGAATTAGAATTGAACAAGAAAGAGTTAGACAACAACATCTTGAACAAGATAGAGTTAGACAACATCAACTCGAATATGAAAGATTTAGACAACAACAACTTCAAGAAGAAAGAGTTAAACAAGAACGTCTTCAATATGAGAGAGCTAGAGAATTACGATTTCAACAAGAAGTAGCTAGACAACAATATCTTCAACGTATAGAAGAAGAAGATAGAGTTAGACAACAACTTGAGTATGAAAGAGTAAAACAGGAACGTCTTGAATATGAGAGAGTTAGACAATTACGATTTCAACAAGAAGTAGCTAGACAACAATATCTTCAACGTATAGAAGAAGAAGAGAGAGTTAGACAACAACAACTTGAACAAGAAAGAGTTAGACAACAACAACTTGAAGAAGAAAAGAATGTAGTATTAAATGATATTACATTTTTATTAACAGATATGTTGAATTCTAAATTATAAAGATGTCATCTATAATATGTTTAATAAATTTATATACTTTATATATTTTTTATAATTTTTAAATTAAAAAATTAAATCACTTATAACTAAATCATTTATAGATTTAGTTATATTATTTTATAAATACTAAAAAATAGAGATGTCAAAAAAAGTTTATGTAACTATGACTTCACTTCCTTCCCGTCTTCAAAAAATTACTTCTATTATTACAAATATTATAGAAAAACAAACTTATAAAGTTGATAATTTAAGTTTATATATACCTTATAAATCATTAAGAACACAAGAAGAATATATAATACCAGAAGAATTAAATGAACTAGAAAAAAAATATGAAAATTTTAATATTAAGTTTTGTGATAAAGATTATGGTCCTATTATGAAAATATTACCTTGTTTAATAGAACACGAAAATGAAGACTGTATAATAATAACTATAGATGATGATGTATTATTAGAAAGTCATTCAATAGAAGAAATGATAAATTATAATGATAAATTATCTAATTCATTATTAGGTTATATGGGAGTATTAAGAGATAATAATAATACACAATTTTATCATTCTGAATTAATAAATGATGAAGTTAAAAAAGTGATACAGTTAGGAGGATATAGAAGTATATTATATCCAAGAAAATTAATAGATAATGATTTTTATAAATATTATGAAGAATTAACGGAGATCCATAAAGAACATAATATACCGATATTAGATGATGATTATTTTATATCTAATTATTTTAATAAAAAAAATATAGATATGTATATTATAAGAACAAATTATCCGGGGAATTTAGAGAGTTATAGTATTTATAATAAAATAAATATAGTATTTTTAGATACAAGTAATATAGATTCATTAAATTATAATGAAAATATATCTAATAAATTAAGTTTATCAACTAAATTAATAAATGATTATTTTCTAAATTTAAATTGAATCTTAAATAAATATGATAAGGACTAAGTCCTTTATAAAAAAATGATTTTTTCATTTTATAATATTCTAAATTAAAAATAACTATATATTATAAAATTGATATAAATGTCTAATTTTTATCTTAAAAGAATGAATCCTCTTTTGAAAAATAATTATATTTTAAATAATTCTATTACTATTAATGTTGATATTGATAATGAACCTGATTTAGAACCTATTAAATCAATATTAAGAAAAAGAAAAAATAAAAGTATATTAAAAGAAGAATATAAAATGATAAATAAATTTATAAAACATTTATCAACTTTAGATATAAATAATATTTTAGTAAAGAAGACAACAGATGTAAAAGATTCAATTGAATTTAATTTAAAAAATATATTCAATTTAGATACTTTACAAATAAAAAAAATATACTGGGTTCATATAGATGATAATAAACAGAACAGTATTAAATTAAGTTTTATGGATAAAGAAGATAATTTAAATACATTAATAGAGACAAATTATAATGAATCAATAGATGATTATAATTATAGAATGATATTAGAACTACATAATAATTTATTTTTATATATTAAAGATAAATATAATTTTTGTTCTAAGGAAAAATCAAAAGATACATCTGTAATAATATGTATATCTTCAAAATATAACTATTTAGTTCATTATTTTTTAAATGATTTAGAATATTGTTATTACATGCAAGAAACTGAATATATTGATAGTTAATATAACTTATTCATCTAATCTTAAATAATTTTTCATTATAGAAAAATATTATATTTAATTTAAATTAAATATAATATATCATTAGAATCTATATAAAATATACATTATTATCAGTAATTTCTTCTTGTTTTATAGTTTCAAATTCATTCAAAAATGATTTTATTTTATTAATTTGAGTATCATCTAAATTTAATGGATATTTTATATTAAATTGAATGATTAAATCACCTCTAACTCCATATTCATTTTCAATACCAAGATTTTTTAAAATATATTTAGTATAAGTATTAATAATAGTATTAGGTTTATTTTTTATAATAATAGAAGTATCATCTAATAATTTAATTGATATATTTATTCCTATGATTGATTCTTCTAATGTTATATCTTTAAATAACAATAAATTATTAGTATTATTTTCTCTTTTAAATAAAGAGTGTTCTTTAATATTAGGATGAAAAATAAATTCATAATTATCAAATTTATAAGTATAAAAATCAGAATCAGTAACACCTTTTTTAAATAAAATATTAATTTCTATAATTTGATCTATTTTTTTATCTCCATTACATTTATTACAATTATCATTCAAACCTATTTTTCCTTTTCCTAAACATTTATTACATTCAGTCATATTTCTAGTCATTATTGGACCTATTCTATTTTCTGTTATAATAGAACCACGTCCATGACAAGTAAAACAAGAAGAAAAATCTTTTTTACCTAAACCATTACAAACATTACATTCAGAACTAATTTTAATTTTTTTTTTATGATTATAACCTTTATGAACTTGTTCAAGTGTTATATTTTCTTGAAAATGTTGTGTTTGAACATTAGGTTTATTTTTATTCATATTCATATTTAAATTAGAAAAAGGATGAAATATATTAGAAAATAAATCAAATGGATTAAAATTAGGTGGAGGACTTCCACCTCCATTTTTTAAACCATCATGACCAAATTGATCATAAATTCTTCTTTTATCTTTATCTAATAAAATATTTTTAGCTTCATTAATTTTTTTAAACATTTCTTCAGCTTTATCTTTATTATCTAAATGTTTATCAGGATGATGGATTTTAGATAATCTTTTATAAGATTTATTAATGTCATCATCAGAAGCATTTCTATCAATTTCTAATATTTTATAATAATCTTCCATTTTAAATACTAAAAAATAATATATCTATAAAAGATATATTATAAATTTAAATATTATTATATTATTATATTTTTATATAATTAAGAATGAATAATATATATATTTGGATTTTATTATTGTTACTTATTTACTTCATTATTAAATTAAGAAATTATGCTAGATATTCCGTTTTTAAAATATCTATTGAAGATGCTAAAAAATTATTATCAGATCCTAAAACTGTAGTTGTTGATGTTAGAACTTCATTAGAAAGAAAAGTTGGTTATTATAATAATTCTATTCATATACCTGCTGCTGATATTGATAATGATTTTATGAAATTAAATTTAAATAAAAATACTAATATTATAGTTTATTGTAATACTGGTCAGAGAGCTAGAAGAGCTGCTGAAAAGATATTTAAATTAGGATATTGTAATGTAAGATATATAGTAGAATCCTATTTAAGTTTATAAATAAAATTTTATTTTATAATTTAAAATAAAATTTATGTTAAGAATTATTTTTATGTTTATCTTTAGATGTTGATTGTGTTTTTATATCTTTATCTTCTCTAAGTGTAGTATTTGAAATTTTAGTTTCATTAATAAGTTCATTTTGTTGTATAAGAGATATAAAAAGATCAGGATTTTTTTCTCTAAGTTCAGTTAAACGGGCATCAATTAATTCAATTAAAATATCAATAGAACAAGTAAATAATTTATCATCTTTATATGTTTCTTTAATGTTATTAAGACCTTGAATAGATTTATTAAGATCATTAATAATATTAGAACATAAAATAATTTCACTTTTTCTATCACTATTAGAATAAGATTGAATAATTTCAAAACTTCTATCAATAGTATTATTTAAAAATTTAATAGTATTATCTCTAGAATCTCCATATATAAATCTTTTTATAGGGGTCATTATATTATTTGATTCGATTTTAAAATTATTAGAATCCATTTTTTGACCAATTTCAAATGTAGAAATAAATTTTAATTTAGTAATAATATCTTTATTCATTTCAGTTTGTAATCTTTTATCATGATTATTAAAAAGTAAATGTAAAGTTTTAACTGTAGAAAACATTCATAATAATATTATATTAAAATAACTATTTTTTAAATATAAAAATATAATTTACTTTTATTATATTATATAATTTATATAAATTATATAATGTCATTAATTAACAATACTAATGAATATTTTGTTACTATTGATAGTGAATTTAGAGATAATGAAAAATATCCTATTGAAACTGACTTCGCTGTTAAATTTCAAACTGGAACTAGTGATAATCCCTTCGTTAAAGGTGTTCCAGTAAGTAATGATTTTTTTATACCATTACAAATTGACCCTAATGTTATAGATAATTATTTTAGAGTTAAAGGTGGAACTATTTTAAATATTCAAAAAATTACTGAAAATTCTTTTATTTTATGTGGTTTAATTACTCCTGATGATAATGATAATATTTTTACAATTCAAACATATCCTATTCCAGCTGAAGCTGGAGGAGATTTAGCAGGAACACCATCATATACAATTATATCACAGGAATTTGAAGCGCCATATTTTACAAGTGTATATTTATGTAAAATAACTTATACAAATAATACATATGTATCAAATTGGTTTATATATTTAGATAAAACTGATATTATATTAGTTACTGAAAATAATTCAAAATATTGTAACTTTACAATAGATGTGAATAATAATATATATTTTACATTTGATTTTACAGCACAATTTTTTACTTTAAAAAGAATTTCTCCTAATTCTATTAATCCTACTATTTATACTGTTCCAAATTTTACAAATGCATTAAATGCATGTCTTGCTTTATTTGCATTTGATATTAATGGTTCTAATTTTTATGTTGATGGACATGATTGGGGTTATCATTTAATAGGAAGTACGAATGATATATTACCTACAGAAATAAATGGTAGAATAGGTATAAATATAGATACAGCTAATAATGTATATATAGGAAGTAATACAAATCCATACGAACCAACATATAATCAAACATTAAATGCAAATGGTGTAACAGAATTTAATAATTATATGTTTATGTTTAAAAATAATAATAATATTGATAGTATTTTATGTTTTATACAAAAACCTACAGCACAGTCATATGCTATAGCTAAAACTTATTCTATACAATCTCCATATCCAGAAATATACGGAAAATTATATACTACAACATTATTAACAAGCAATCAAAAAAATTTTGGAGGAGTATCAAATTCAGATTATTATAATTTTCATTCAGACGGAACTTATTTTTTTCAAAATTCAACTACTTGTTATATTATTGCTAATTATTATTCTACTTCTCAAATTTATATTAATGTTTCTTCTATTAATTTATCCACTGGTGTTTTAACCTTAACTGGTGTTGTTACTCCATATCAACAATTAAATAATAATGCCTCTTATGTTATTTCAAGTGTTAAATATGGAACTACTATTTTTACTGCTTTTATTTTTACCAATAATAATTCTGGAACTAATACACTTAGAATTCTTAAATTAGATTTAACAAATTTAGCAGCAGGATTTTCAGTTGTAGCAAATGAAAGTATAACAAGTCTAAATAATATGATTTTTGATAATAATACTAGTTTAACAACTTTTATACAAAATGATATAGTTTATATAACATTAGCTACTTCATTTGGAGAAATAAATATATATAAAGCACAAGTAACAGCAACTACATTTACATTTTTAGCATCAAATTTTTCAAATAACTTAATAAATAATGGTTTATTACCATTAGGTTCTTTTATGTTTTATAAATCTTCAAAATATTATTTAGTATTAGGAACAACAATAAAATCAACAACAAGTATATTTGATATAACTGATACTGGTATCTATGGTGAAATAATATTTTCTAAATTATCAACAGTAAATGATCTAGCATGTTCAAGAATTTCTTTATATATAAAAGATTCTAATTATTTTTTAGTTGATAATTTAGGTGATATTTATAATATTAATGATCCAGTTAATCCTTTATTATTAGCTACTAAATATCCAAAAATAGAAGAAACAGAAAGTATTAAAATTTGGAATATATCTACAGATTTTGAACAAGAATTTGGTATATTAACTAAAAATGATCTATTAACAAATAAAGAATTTTTAACAAATTTTTCATTTATATATCAAGATGTAACTATAAATAGTATTCATTATAATCAAAATCTTGAAAATCAAATTAATAATGAAAATTATATTACTTTTGATATTGTTAATAATTCTTCTTCCTCATCTTCTTCTTCTCAAAATTTCTTTTCTCCTTCTAATTTAATTGGTAATGGTTTGATTGCTTGGTTTGATGCTTCAGATCAAACTTCATTTAATCTATCAGGAGATATTATTGATCAATGGAAAGATAAAAGTGGTAATAATTATAATTTAGATTCTAGTGGAATAAATAGACCTACATATGATAGAACTAATCAAACAGTTAATTTTACTATAGATACAGGTGACGGAGGCTATTTAACAGGTTCATATGGAGATACAATATCACCAAAATATGTAATAATAGCAACAAAAAATTGGAATGATGTATTAGAATTAAATCCATTTTTAAATACATTAAATCCATTATTAGAAATAGGCGATGCGACAAATTCATTAGGATTTTATAAAACAAGTAATCTTCCTATTAATTCTTCTTATAGAACTTATAATTTAAATGTTAATAGAATTAATGTAACCTCTATACCAGCAACATCTGAATCTTATAGTTATACATCAACAACTAATAATGGATTAGTAAATACTGGAGATAAACATCCATTTTTATATCAAAATAATTCTATTAAATATTATAATACTACTACTGATACAAAATATATTGTTGGTTTAGGTTCTGGTTCTAATACATTATCTTATAGTATTGATGGTACTGAATTTATATCTAATGGTTCTAATATTTTCACTACTCAAGGTAATAATTCTTTTTGGAATGATACTTTATGTGTAGCTGTTGGACAAGGTACTAATACTATTGCTTATTCTTCTAATGGTAAAGATTGGACTGGTATTGGAACTTCTATTTTTAGTGTTAGTGGTAATGCTATAGTTAATAATGGAACTTTATGGGTAGCTGGAGGTAACGGAGCTACCCATACATTAGCATATAGTAATAATGGTATAACATGGACTGGTAATAATAAGACTATTTTTACAACTATTTGTAAAAATATAACATGGAGTAATACTTTATCTAGATTTGTAGCTGTTGGTCAAGGCACTAATACTATTGCTTATTCTAATAATGGTATTACTTGGACAGGTTTAGGAACTTCTATTTTTTCAACGTCTGGTAATACTGTCGTATGGTCTGAATTTCATGGTTTATTTTTAGCTGGCGGACAAGGAACTAATTCTATAGCTTATTCTGTAGATGGTATAAGTTGGAATGGTCTAGGTTATATAGGACCAATAATTTTTCCTTTAACATCACCTATATGTAATAGTATAGATGTTGATCAATTTGGATTTTTTGTAGCAGGATTTTATTCTGATATTTATAATTTTAGTGTATATTCTAGTAATGATGGTATAACATGGGGAACTGGTAATACACCATTTCAAGAAAGTTGTAATAGTGTTAAATATACAGGTCAATATTGGTTATTTGGTGCTGGAGGAGCAAATACAACAAATACATTAGCATATAGTTATGACGGAATAAATATATTACCATTAGGTAATCTTATATTTAAAAATAATTGTTATGGATTTGGATGTCCACAAACAATTACATATAGCCAATATACTTCTGGTGTATTAGAAAATTTTTATCAAGATCAAGTTTCTTTTGATGGTATTTATTCTATTAATAATGAAAATGGAACTAATAATCCTTTAACTAGTTCTGGTTGGAATTCTGTTCCTGCTCAATTTAAATTAGGTCTTACTGATATTTTAAATAATGGTTTATCAAGAGAATTAGTTTTTGGTGCTGGTTTACCTATTTCTGGTTCACAAATTATAGTTCAAAATAATACAAGTAATATTAATTATTTAGAAGCTGGTATTAATGAAATTATTATTTTAGATTATGTTCCCTCTGATTCTCAAAGAAAACAAATTCAAGCTTATTTAAATCAAAAATATAATTTATGGGTTAATTATATAGGATCAAATCCATATGAACCAGTACCAACCGGATCAACAATAGTAGCAGTAGATGGATTAAATTTAAAATATAATTTTTTAAATTATTCAGATATAACAAATATACAGCCATTTTGTTCTCCTATAAATATAATTAATTCATCAAATGATCCATATAATATATCAAATATAGCAATTACACATTCTAATATAATTAATTTTAGTCATACTATTGATAATAATAATAATATTTATTTTTTCTTATGTTTTTTAAGCGGTGATAGTATATATCTATCTTGTTTACAAACTGATAATAAATTTAATTTATTAAGTTCTAATTATATTCAATTAGAAACTGGTATTTTAATTCCTACTAATATATTACCTATATCTAATATTGTTGCTTATACTAAAATATCTAATACTCAAGTTTATTGTGCTGTCCAATATTTAGATTACCCTCATACTGTTAAAATTTATTATTATAATAATGGTTTCTCTCTTTTCTCTAATTATGCTCTTAATTATAATGATAATACTTGGATTCAAACTGGTGGTTCTGTAATTGAATATACTGATAATACAGGTTCTTCTTCTTCCTATTTATATTCTATATTAACTCAACCTTCTAGTTGGGATGGAACATTCGGTTATAATGGAAGTTTATTACAATCTTCAGTTAATTTTGGAGCACCATTAGTAACAACAATATATGAAAATATAAAATGTGCATCTAATAAACATGGTATTCAATCTTTTAATATTAATCAAAATAAATATCTTTATGTTAGAGCTTTAGCTGGAAGTGATAAAACTTTTGTTTTTGATTTAACTAATATGAATGGTCCTTATTCTTATAAAGAATTTACTGGATGGAAATATTCTCCTATTTATAATCCTAATTCTTATAATGCAACAAATTGGAATACTATAGATAATGAAGTTCCTTCATCTATTTTTTATAATCCTCTTAATCAAAATATTTATAATTTATTTAATTATAATCCTACTGATGTAAATTCTTTAAATACTCCTCCTTCTTCTCCTATTAATATTCAACAATATTTTACTTATAAAAATATTACTGATTTAAATAACATTCCTGGCGCTGGTATAATTCCTATAACATCAACTAATTTAGGTTATAGAATAGCATTAATAAAATATGGTATATCTGGTCAAAAAGTATTTGCAAGTTTATTAATAACTGATTCTACTGGTGAAAGTATAAAATATATTCAATGTTATGATGTTACTAATCTTGTTTATGCTACAACTTATTATAATGATTATATTTCTCTTTTCCCTCCTAATCCATCTATTACCTCTTATAATAATTTAAAAGGTATTGGTTTATGTTTTATTAATAAAATTAATATTTCTGGTCAATCTGAATGGTTAAATTATATGGGCGGAGATGCTGATTCTTTAAATAGTGTAAATGTTAATTTAAGTAATATGGATATAGATCCAAGTTTATCTTATTTATATGTATGTGGCGGATGGAAATATAAAATTGAATCTTTTGATAAAGATAATAATAAATTAAATAAAATAACTAGTTATAACACTCAATATAATGGTTATCTAGCTAAAATTATTTTAAAAGATGGAACTTTTGAATGGTTATTACCTTCTATTGGATTTAATAATGATTATTTTGAAAGATTATCTTATATTGATTCTAAAAATTTAATTTGTTTAGTTAATCACTTTGAATCTCCCATTTTATTAGTTTATGAACCTCAAATTAGTTCTTCTGGTCCTTTTAGTAATCCTGAAGTTGTTAATTTAAATTTATCTAATATTTCTACTCAATCTTCTAGTTTAATTGCTTTTAAACCTGATGGTTCTATTCAATTTCATACTAAAATTTATTCTAATTTATCTTTACAATATATTCAATTATATGATATTTCTATTGATGAAAATTCTAATAAAAAAAGAATTTATGTTTCTGGTATATCTAATGCTACTCAAATAAATTCTATTGATTCTTCCGGTTTAGAAACTCAATTATTATATAATGATATTGATCCTTTATCTCAAAAAGCTATTATTATTTATCAATATGATTTAGATGGTTTATATGAAGCTAGTCAAAATGTAATATTTCCTTCTAATTATTTAGTTAATTTAGCTGATATTAGAACATTTTCTTTATTTAATAGAATAATCGTTTTTACTAATATTTTTAAATATGAATATAAAAATCAATATATTTATGTTTATAATCAAGATGGTTCTTATGGTAAAAGAATATCTTTTAATAATGATACTACTCCTTTAGAAGTTAATTCAAGTTTTATTTTTGAATATTTATATGACAGTACTTATGTTGATGAAAATAATATCTCTTATTCTAAAATTGTTATCCCTTATTTTGAATTTAATAGCACTTTTCAAACTTATCCTAATCCTAATGGATCAGTTTATACAGGTTATGGTCAATTTACTCCTTTATTTACAGTTGATAATTCATTGATAAATTTTAATTTATTTATAATGGGAAATTTATTTGATAATACATCATTAACATTAACAAATCAAACATTAATAGCATCAACTGAAACTCTTAATAAAAATTTTTCTATTCGATTAAATTTTATTAATCCTGATAATGATAATTATAATATTGTTATTAATCAACAAATTTTATTAAAAAATTTAGTTAGAAATAATATTCCTGTTACCATTCAAGGTAAAACTTTCTGGTGTGGTTCCGTTGTTAAATCTATTCTAAATTCTATTATAGGTTATGATACAACTTTAATACCAAATGCATCAAACCAATTAACTATAACTAATATTTATGGTAATGTATTAGATACTTCTAAAAAATATTATTTAATGTTTCCTGTTTATACTATCGGACCCGGATTTGTAACTACTAATTTACAAACTTCTTATATTGAAGTTTCATCTATTAATTATAATTCTACTTCTAAAGTTTATACTTTAACACTTCCTTCTACAAATCCATTGATAAATGCTGATTTCCCTGATGGATTTTACGGTCCTTATATTTATTTAAGTAATGAAAATTTGAATGCTAATTATACTATTCAATTCTGTCCTACTCCTTTACGTTCTATTACTAATTTTAAAACTAAATTAAATTCTTTAATTATACCTAATAGAAGAATTAAAAATTCATATTTACCTGGAACTAGAGATATTAATGATTTTAGATATTTAATATTAGAAGTATATAATGAAAATGATTCAGAACAATTCCCTGAAATTATAAATAGTAATGATTTTTTCAATAATCCTAATTATATTAATTATATTAATAGATGTAAAGGAACTTTTGTTATTCCTATTTCTGGTATTAATGTTTCTTCTTCTAGTAATTTTATTATTTTAGATTCTATAGATATTCCTGTTGTAACTTTCTTTCCTGGTTTTTATAATATTAGAGTTATATTAAAAGATATATATGGTAATGTAGTTCAATTTGATAGCACTCCAAATTCAGAGAAACAATCAGATAATATATTTATTAATAATTTTGTAGATAGTCCATTAATGCAAATAACAGCTAAATTAACTTTTAGTAAAATATAAATTTTATTTTTTATTCTTTTTATTATATAAATTACAAAAATATGAATATTATCAATATCATTATTTACCTTTTTATCTTAACTACTACTATCGCTTCAACTATCTCTTTTAATAAACTTAATAAAATTAAAAATGAAAATGAAGATGTATGGAAACAACAAAATTTAAATGATGTTTTTACTACTAATAGTATTATATTATTTATGTCTTGGTTTATCTTTATTATTTTCTTAATCTATTTTATAACTTCTAAAATTGATACTGGTTTATCTAAAAGAATTAATACTTTCTTGAGAGACTAAATTATATTTTTATAATAAAAATATAATTGAAGTTGAATAATTTTTATAATAAGAATATAAATTGTTCCGGTTAAAATTTAAGATTTTTATTTATATTTTTTCTTCTTCTTCATTTTTTATATTAATATCTTCTTTCATTTTATATACATCTTGAACTCTATAAATATCATTAGAATTTTCACGTTGTATTTCTGCTTCAATTTTTTGTATAGGCAATTGTTCATCTCTTAAAGAATTATCTTGTTTTGCAAACATATTATATGATTCTTGTTGAGTAAATGTATCTATTTCAGTTTGTAAAGTATCATTAGATGCTTTTGTAACTTCAAATATAGGTAAAGTATCAATATTTAATTTATCTAATAATTGATTTAATTCTAAACTATTTTTTTTATGCATTCTTAATGAATATAATGAAAATTGAAATGTTGCTAAACTTACTGTGCTTAATGTTCCTGCTATAAAACTTAATAATTTATCATCATAAACACCAGCAGCAAAACTTATTACTCCAGATGCAGCTAATAAAATTTTAGATAAACTTTCAAAAACATGACCGGAAACTCTCCAACATTTTCTACCTCTAATAGTTTCATTAACATCAATAAAATAAGAAGGTTCAACTAAATCTTTTAAAATTTTTTCTTTTAATAGATCACCAATTTTTCTTTTTTCTTCTACTGGAGGCATTTTAATAATTTATATAAATTATTAAAATATATTATCTAACTTATATATTTTAATAATTTAAAAATTTCTATTGCACACAAATTTTTTAACCAGAGAATTTTTTTAAGGCAAAATTTAATTTAACATATATTTTTATAGATATAATAAATTTTATTATTTATTTGTATACTATAAATATATTATAAAAATAATATACAGTAAAATATGAATATATGTATAAACTACTAAATTAATTGAAAAACTTGTAAAAATAGTAAAAATCCTTAAAAATCCTAAAAAGTCCTAATAAAATCCTAATCTAAAGAATAGTATAAGTATTATATAGTGTAACAAAATGACTGAATATATTTGTAATTTTTGTAACAATAAATTTTTTAGTCTAAATAATTTAGATAAACATAAAAAAACAGCTAAATATTGTTTAGAATTACAAAAAAAAGATATTTCAAATAATTTTAAAGATAATTCTATTTACAAATGTGATTTTTGTAATAAAGAATTTTTAAGAAAAGATTCTCTAAATACACATTTATTAAGATGCAAGACCAAAATTAAAAATCAAACTGAAAATAAAGAAAAAGAATATATAAATTATATAAAATTAGTTGAACAATATAAAATTAAATATGAATGTATTGAAAAATTAAATAAAGAATATTTTAATACAATTATTGATCAAAAAATAAGAATTAATGATCTTGAAAGTCAAATTAAAAATTTATATGATACAAATTCATCTTTAAAATCTAATATAGATTAAACTAAATTAATATATATTTTTTTAATATATATTATCTATTTTTTATTTAAAAATTTCTATTGCACACAAATTTTTTAACCAGATAAATTTTTTAAGGCAAAATTTAATTTAACATATATTTTTATAAATATAATAAATTTTATTATTTATTTTAATACTATAAATATATTATAAATTAAATTTATCACAAAATTACAGTATATATTTATAATAAAAATTTTATTAAAAACTAATAAAAATCCTTAAAAATCCTAAAAAGTCCTAATAAAATTGTAATCTAAAGAATAATAAAAAATAATATATAGTCTATATAAATGACGGAATATATTTGTAATTTTTGTAATAAAAAATTTTCTAGTAAATCTAATATAGATAAACATAAAAAAACAGCTAAATATTGTTTAGAATTGCAAAAAAAAGATATTTCAAATGATTTTAAAGATAATTCTATATGTAATAATATATCTACTAGTTCTTCTGTAAATAATATTTTTAAATGTGATTTTTGTAATAAAGAATATTTAAGAAAAGATAATCTAAATATACATTTATTAACATGTAAAACTAAAATTAAAAATGAAAATAAAAATAAAGAAGAAGAATATATTAAAAATAAACAAAACGAAATAAAATATGAATATATTGAAAAATTAAATAAAGAATATTTTAATACAATAAATGAACAAAAAATAAGAATTAATGATCTTGAAAATCAAATCAAAAATTTATATGATAAAATTTTATTATTAGAATCTAAAACTAATATTATTAATATTAATTCTATTATTAATAAAGATTCTATTATTAATAATCTAACTCCTCTCACTGACTCTTTTATTAAAGATAAAGCTTCTTTATTAAAAACTAAAGATATTGTTAACGGTGCTAAATCTCTGGCTATATTTGCTAGAGATCATTCTTTTAAAGATAGAGTTATATGCACAGATGTATCTAGAAGAACATTCATATTTAAAGATGAAAATAATAATGTTATTAAGGATCCTAAAGGAGTAAAAATAACAAAAAAATTTATAGAAAATAACAAAGAAGAATTAATTAATTTATTAACTCAATATAGTTTAACTTTTTACAATGAAAATAGTTTTATGGATATAAAACATAAATTAGAAATAGATCATTGTTTAGATGCTATTAAAAGTGGAGATATAAGTTATAATGCAGATAAATATAATAACTTTGAAAAGATATTCACTACATGTTTTAGTAAATTTGTTTATGATAAAAAATATAAATCACTCTTAAATGAAAATAATAATGAAAATAATAATGAAAATAATAATAATAATGAAATTAAGATTGATCAATAAACATAAAACTATCTATTTTATATTTACTTTATTTTTTAATTAATTGAAAAAAATTATAATTTAAATATTATAATTTAAATATAAAATAATTCTTTTAAATACTAATTAATCATTAAAATTAAAATGTCTGATATTAATAATTTAAAAGGAATTGATGATATTGAAGTATCTACTAAAACTATAATAGCTGATACTAACATCGAAATTAACTTAAATAATTTCTTTAAATATATCCCTATCACTTCTTATACTCCCATTGAAAAAAAAAGAGGTAGAAAAAAAAAATCAATTGTTGAAAAAGAACCTCAAAAATTAGATGAAGGATCTATTATAACATTACAAAAAGGAAATGAAGTAAGAGGAATCATATTAAAAAAGAAAAGAATAGGATCAAAAACATTTTTTTTACATTCTGTTAGTGTTGTTATGTCTATCGAAAATAACAAATTTATAAATATTAAAGTAAGTAATAACGGTAAATTACAAATTACTGGTTGTAAAAACAATGATCAATGTTTTAAAACTATTCTTTTCCTATATAAACATATTAAAAACTCTGAATCTATCATTCAAGATAATATCTTTCAATTTAAAAATAATAGGATTCAAACTCTAGATAAAAATTTATCTGAAGAAAAAACTCCTAATAATAATAATAATAATAATAATAATCAATTTGAAGTTATATTTGATACAGTAATGCAAAATATGGATTATAATATAGGATTTGATATATCAAGAGAAAAATTAAATACTTTTATTAATAATAAAACAAAATTTACTTCTATTTATGAAGGTTCTATTGGAACAGGAGTAAATATAAAAATAGAATCAAGATATCCATATGAAGAAAATTTAATAAAAATGAATATAAAATATAATGTAGAAGAAATGAAAGAAGAAGTAAGTTATAGTTATGTAATAAATAAAGAATTTATAGAAAATGAATTAATATATGATGAAGATTATGATGAAGAAGAATATGAATATACAGATGATGAAATGAAACAAATTAAAAAAATAAGAGAAAATATAAATAAAGAAGATTTAATAAAAAAATCAAAAAAAGAAAAATATCATACATTTTTAGTATTTGCAAGCGGTTCAATTATTATGTCATCAAGAGGTCCTCTTATGAAACAAGTATTTAGTGAATTATTAGAATTATTAAATGAAAATAAAGAACAAATAATAGAAAAAACAACAGTTAGAGAAAATTGAATCATAATTAAATGAAAAAAAATAATATTTAAAATCAAAATACATAAATTATATAATTTATGTGTTTTTTGGTATAATTTTTATTTAGAAAAAAAAATCTTTTTTTATTAGTATTTATTTATAATGAACACAAATTTAAAATTATTAAATAGAATATGTTTCTTCTCAAATAAATTAGAAACTGTCAAAACTTCTTCTAAAAATAAAGATAAAAATTTTAATGATTTTTTGGAATCTAATGATGATATCTCAAATAAATATAAAGATAAACTTAAAGAATCTTTAGATTTTGAAGATTTAAATGATGAAAAAAATGAAAATAAAATTTTAAATCAAATATCTGATCCTATTGATGTTAAAGATGTTATTAAAACATTAAATGAAAATAAAATAAAATCTTTAATGATAGAAGATAATATTATAATTAAATCAACTCCAGATGAAGTTATGAAATTTGAATTAAATCCATCAATTGATTATATTATTTATAATACAGATGATTATTATAGAACACAATTAAATCCTCCTAATGCTAATGATTATTTTAAACGGGGATTAGCTACATTTTCTATAACAATTAAAGATGATTTTCCTGAAAATGCATATATGGGCAATACTGGATATTATTCGCCAGAATTACCAAATGGTATAAAACCAACAACTATAAAAGATATAAATAGATATAGTTATAGAAATCACTGGGGACAAAGAAAATTATTATTAACTGAAATTGATTTTTTAAATTATTGTTTAAAACAAAGAGATGAAAAGATGCATATAATATATGCAGGAGCAGCTCATGGAACACATTTACCATTTTTATTACAATTATTTCCAAATTTAATATTTCATTTATATGATCCAGCAGATAGTAATGGCTTTGATAAAAATTTAATGCCTTTTGTTAAAAAAGGTCAAATATTTATAAATGAATATTATCATTTGAAATATAAAGATTTAGATAAAAATTTACCATTTACAAGAGATAGATCAAAAGCTCCAGAAGGTTATGGTTATTTTACAAATGAAGTAGCTTTACATTATAAAAATAAATTTTTTACTTCTGAAAATAATTTCTCTAATTTATTATTTATTAGTGATATTAGAAGAGGAATAACTCCTATTAAAGGTGAAACTAAAGGAGAATGGAGTTGGAGATTTGAAGAAGGAGTATTAAAAGATCAAGAGATGCAACAAGAATGGATAAAATTATTAAGACCAAAATATAGTATGTTAAAATATAAAGAACCATATGTAAAAGAAGGAAGAAATAAATATTATAAACATATAAAAGGAACAATAAGATTTCAAACATGGCATCCAAGTAATTCAGCAGAGACAAGATTAATAATAAGAAATGAAGATATAGATAGAACAGTAAATTATAATATTATATCTTATGAAAGAAAAAATGCATATTATAATTATATAAGACAATTTGATGTTGGAAATAAATTTATTAAATTTATAATAAATCCATATAAAAAGAGAACTACAACATTAAAAGAATTATGTATGAATGTCGCGCCTATAAATAAAGTAAAATATTACACAATTGATTTTTATAATGAAATTTATATTTTATATAATTATTTAAATAAATTTATTAAAGTAGATCAAAATTCTTTATTTAATGTTATAATTAGAATTATGAAAGATATTACTGCTTTAATTGATAGAACTGGTAAAAATGATCCTTATAATTTTATATTATCTCAGAGAGAATCTAATTTTGATGAATAAAAATAAAATTATAAATTTATATTATATATAATCTTAAAGATTATATATATTTTTAATTAACTAATTTGTTATAACAACAAATAAATTAATCATAATGAGTAAACCTAGAATCCTCCTTAATATAATAGTCAATACCTTCTTCAATAGAGACATTGCAAGGATAAGGTTCATTAGTTTGAAAAATATATACTTTTAAATTTTCATCTTCGCCTAAGAAGACAACAGTCATCTTATTTTTTTTAAAGTCGATAAAAAATCTATAAAAACAAATATTATCGAAAATATTATGTCTTTTTCCTTCAAAAATAGCAGAGTCATCTGAACCAGATATAAAAACTGGAATATAACCAGTTTTTTTAAAAAAGAGATTATAGAAGGAAGCGAAAGAATCCATTTAGATTTTTATATTGAAATAATGAAAGATTGAAAAGTAAAGTTTAAACTAAAAATAAAATAATTATAAAAAATCAATTAATTTTTGGTAATATAAAATTATTTAGTATTATGTTCATGTTCATCCATAAAAACAAAATATAATCCAATTAAAATTAAAATAACACCTAAAATATCATTTTTAGTTATTTTTTCATGATATAAGATAATACCGGCGAATAATACACTTAATACACTTAAACAAGACCAAATAACATTAACAATACCCATATTTTGATATTTATAAGTTTTATATAATAAGAGACAGACAATAGCATAAAATAGAATAGAAATACAAATATAATTTTTATTATTAGTATTTCTAGAATGTTTAATACAACTTTGAGCGATAGTTTCACATAATACTATACCTAAGACTAATGATAATATAATAACTATATTTTTATTCATATTTTTATATTTATTAATAATAAATATAAAATGTATTTTTTCTTATAAAAATTAGTATTAATCTAATTGAATTTCAATACCATTAGAAGTTTCTTTTTTAAGTATTTTAACATTATTAGAATGTATTTTATCATGACATTTATTACATAAAACTATTAAATTAGCTTTAGAATTTTTATGTATATGTGGTTTATCTAAAGATTTATATTTATCACAATCTTTTTGTTGTTCTATATGATGTGTTTCTAATTCTTTATTATTAATATTTTGACATATCATACATTCATCTAAATATACTTCTGAATTATATCTTGATTTTTTATCATTTAAAATAGTAGTTCTACTTCCTTGAATTTCTCTACTTACATCTTCAGCTATTTTAATAAAATCAGTATCTTGAATTATATTTTTAGCGACAATTAGACCATATAATTTATTATATTTACCTTTTTTTAAAATTCTATTATAAATTAATTTATCAGATAAAATTTCAACATCCATATAATAATAAGATAAATTTAATTCATTAATAATTTTTAAATCTAAAATTTCACTAAAATGTGTAGCAAATATAAACGATGTATTCATTTTTACTAATTTATTTAATGAACTAGCTACTATAGATATGGCTGATATATTCTCTGTTCCTCTTGACAATTCGTCTCCTATTACCAAGGTGTTTTTATCACTATTTTGTAAAATAGTATTTAATTCGGTCATTTCAACAGCAAAACTAGATAAGCCTTTAAATATATTATCATTACCTGTTATTCTTACATATAATTTATTATATGGTTTATATATCATCTTTTTAGCTGGAACATATACTCCTGATTGTGCTAATATTAAACTTATACCTAATGATTTTTGAAAACTACTTTTACCAGCAGAATTTAGACCGAATAATAAAATATGTTTATCATTATTCATATTAATAGAATTAGGAATATAAGTAGAATTAATAATTTTTTCAATAACAGGATGTCTAACTTCAGTTATATCAATATAAGAATTTAAATTTTTATCTTCAGAATTAATAATAGGCATAGAATAACCTAATTTATCTTTTAGAATACAATTATTAACACCGAAATCAATAATAGAGACAAGTTCATTCCAAAGATAAAAATAATCAAAGAAAGGTTCCATATATTGTAAAATAGAGAAATATTTTTTACGAACTAGAGTATTTAATTTAATTTGAAGATCATTAGAATCAATTTTAGTTTCAATAGGATTATTAATAAATATTTTACATATTTTATTCATTTTTTTAAAATCATATTTTAAACGTTCATTTTTATCTAGACAATTATATATTTTTTCACCTTTTAAATTAGAAGTATGAATATATTTCCCGTCTTTAGAATCTTTAATATCTAATTTAGTAGTTTTTTTAGATTTTTCATTATCATTTAATAATTTAATAAAATATTCAACAGTTTCTTCATAAACATCTTTATTTTTATTTAAAGAATCAATAATATTTTGAATTTCACTATCTTTAATAAAATTATTTTTAATATCTTTAATGCTATTATATTGATTTAATATATCAACATAAAAATTTAAATTCATATAATCTATCATTTCTATTATTTTATCAAACATCTCATTTAAATTATAATCTATTAAAGATTTAATTGAAGGTATATTATATCCAGATAATTTATGAACTTCAATCATAGAAGAATAAAATTGGAATAATTCATTAGGAGAGACATTATTCATCATAATTTTTCTACCTAATTTTTCAATATCTTTAATTTTTTTTAATAATAGAATTAAGATAGTATATAAAGGATAAATTTCATCTGATAATTTATAATAAATCTCAATATCATTAACAATAATATTAGGTTTTACTATTTTTTTAAATAAAAATCTTTTACCCATAGGAGTAATACAATTATTAATTACATCAAAAACAGATTTATAGTTATTATTTAATACTGATAAATTATTATTATCAATAATATTTAATTGAGAGATAGCGTCATTACCTAAAACTAAAGTATTATGTCTATATAATTTAGGTTTTTTAATATGATTTAATATTAAAGAATTTAAAGAATAACAAAATTCAAGAGTATTTAAAATAGATTGTCTAGAAATATGAAAATTAGTAAGATCAAGATAATCAAGAATATTAACTAATTCTGATTTTTTAAATAATTTAGAATTAGAATAAACTTTTTTGAAGAATTCGATTTGATAATGAAGAGGTTTTTCTTTAATTTTAATAATAGTATATTTTTTATTTATTCTAGAACAAATTAATTTTTCAAAATCATCAATATTATTTTCATCATAAAACATAATATACTCTTTTGGATTTATTTCTAAATCTAATGAATGTATATAATTTAATAATAAATCTATATTATTAAAATGTTCTTCTATATAATTTAAATCTCCTGTTGATACATCTATATATGTTAATCCTATATGATAATTAATTGAATTAATTAAACCTGATTTTTCTATATATAAACCACACATATAATTATTTTTATTTTGTATATCTTCTGTATAAGTTGATGGAGTATATATAGCTTCTAAATT